AGTACTGTGTAGAATGTATAACATATCCAAAGTCATCTAAAGCATCAAGCTTGATGTCATGATATCCTAAAACATTCTTATAGATAGTTACTTCATAGGTTTTACCAGTCTTTAGTATCATACCTTCAATCTTAGGGTAAAATATTTTACCACCAATGTGCAGATATGCCACCGGCACAAATTCATCTTTAAAGGTATCTGTTGGCTTTCGCCTAAATCCCATTCTAATGCTGTATTTACCTAGTAGGTCAGCTAAGCCTATTATCTTATGTGTGGAATTATCAGCAACCTCATAGAGCTGACTGAATGATGCTCCTAGTTTGAATCTAGCAGTAAGTGTGTTTTGGTTGACGCACCATTTACTGATACTTGGACTGCTCGTTCTTGAGCCTTTTTTAATGATGTAGTTGGTCATTTATTAATGGTTGTTATTGTAGTTACTTTTATGTCTCCAAACATATAGTCTTGAAGGGTTATTTCTTGAAATGGAATCCTATCACTAATCATAGTGTCTACTTCGTGTAACTCACGTACAAGGACTTCCTTTCTTAATACAAGATTTTTTAGTATTGATTGTAGTTGACCTTTTCTATATCCAAGTGAGCTATTTAACGCCTCAGAGTATATCTCGATAAAGTCTACCACTAAAAAGTAGGTCTCTTCAAGATATACCCTTCTGCGCTTAATCTCGTCTATGTGTTGATAGTGCATCTTAGCCTAAACAGGAAAGCTAGAGTGCGGAGGATAAGAGTCCATCTGTTTAGCAGAATCCACTTGGATCTTGTTCGCCTTGATGTCAGAATACCATCTTCCATTATGCTCTCTTGACGAAACAGACATAGTTCCACTAACAACATCGCCAACTTTTATAGCGTCCATCTGCTTGATGGCTGCGTTCCAGAAGTCTACCCTGAACTCCTTCTCGTATTCTTCTTGAGACAATAATATTAAGGCTGCCTTTTGATGCTTGTCGCTTATCGACTCTGCTGGTAATTTCTTTATTACCTTACAATTGTTAAATGTTTTCATGTTTTTTTTATTTTTCTAAGAATTCTACTTCTAATGTTTGATTGTCGGCTACTCGCTCGATGATAATTTGATAGTCTTGGTACTTAGCTTTACGCAATACCCTTTCTAATGTCTTGGTGCTTAATGCATGTCCGTACTTGCAACTTATTAATCTTAAGTTAGGCTTTTCGGCAATTAAGATATCCATGCATAACTCTAATCCTTCTGCTTCGCTAATCTGATCTTTAGCTAATGGCACTCCTTTGTATTGAACTCCATCTTCTGTGATAGTCAAAAACTCTATTGGCATCTTTGCAGAGGCAAACAACTGCTTGCGCTCTCGCTCAATAGCCCCGACTTCTAACATCACATCAGATTGTATGTCCTTCTGTTTGCTTACTCGTTCAATTAACTTTTTCTTTTCTTGCGCTTGGAAGTATTTCTTTTGGTCCGCTTCCAATGTTTTTAGCTGATCTCCCTTGTCCTCACATTCATTGTAGGCCTTTTCTGCTTGTTCGACTATTGCCAATGATTCTTGATGGCGTGTTTTGTCGTTGTAAGCTTCTTGTTGACCTGCAAGCGACTCTTCAAGGGCTTGTAGCTTTCTTTTTGTAGTTGCGATATCTTCCATTGTTACCTCTATGTTCTGACGCTTGATGGTATAGTCTATATTTACATCTTGTAAAGCCTTTTGCTTTAACTTCAACTCCTCCGCTAAATCCATTCTGTGCTGAATGTCTTTTTGGATTTGTGTCAAGTCTACCGGCTCCATGTGGGCGTCTATCTCACTAAACTCTGCAAGATCCTTCTCAAAGCGCAATATCTCTTGTTCTACGGCAAACTTTTTGTCATAAACAACTTTCTTTCTTCCTTCAACATCATCAAGCTTATGCTCAATTCCCGATAGTCGGGTAAGATATTTTTTAAGGTCAATGTTTTTCATCGACCATAAATCAGAAGGATCTGTAATCGTAGACTCTCCAATAATCCATGTCAAAAGTGTTGCAGGAGACTTAGCAGTTTTGCCATCAATTTTTACGTTTAATGTGCTACCTCCTTGTGTAAACGTCCTTGTAGCCTTGATGATAGTTCCTTCCTTTAGAATATCGCCATTTATCTCTAGCTCTTGTTGAATAATAAGTTCAACAGTATTCTGTGCAGACTCCTTACCTTGCTGAATAGGTTCTGGAGTGTCGTTGCCTTTCATCCCTTGAAGGGTTGTCCATATAGCATCCAATACCGAGGATTTGCCAACTGCATTGTCTCCTCGTAACATAAACCCTCGTCCTTCAGCCTCAATGGTTATGTTTAGCTTTTTAAAGTTTTCAGATACTAAAGACTTTAGCTTGATGGGAGATAAAGATGAGTCTACTTCTTGTACTGCAATATCAACTCCTTTTTCATGGATAAACTCTAAATCTTTTGTTCCTTTAGGTTCTTCTTGCACCACTTCTTTGGAGTTATACGACACTAAATAATGCCCTTTTGTTTCTGTTTCCTCCAAAGAGGTTACTTCAAAGTCTCTTGCCTTAGCGATAGCAACCCACACGCCACTAGAAGCATTTTCTTTTTTCGCTGCGAAGAGGCGCATTTTCTCCTCTTCGGTTAGCACTAATAGTTGTTTAATCATTTGCTTGTGTTTGGTGATTCGTCTTTATGTCTAACACACCCATTGTAATAAGTGTCTGTATTTCTTCAATAGTCCACGTATGAAGAGATAGTTTTCTGTCAAGGGTAGTTCTACCCATCCCTAGTTGCTCTGCTATTCCTGTTTTTACAAGAATGTTTAGATGAAATAGCTTTGACAACTGTTCGCTTACCTCCGACCTCTTAGTTCCATATAGGATAGAAGCCCTTGTTGATATTTTTATGTCCATTTAGTCTTTTAGTTTTGACAAGTCTCCTGCTTGATCGTTTGTTTTTGAACTCTTGTCTTTTTCTTTAATCTTTTTTTCTGCTTCATCAAGCGCAGCCTTAATGTTAGCGTTGGTATTATTCGCTGCGCCACCAGAGTTTTCAATTGTTTTAAAAGTAAGATCAACGGTAGAGTCCCCATCTTTAATGGCTTGCACCATGCCTACTAATATTTGTAAATCGTTGGCCGTAACATGGCTTATTGCTTGTTTCCCTAATGCTCGAAGAATGTCAGACTCTTTTACCCCATCAAAAGCTTCAGATACTCTCTTAAACCAATCAGTCCTTGTTGCTACAAAGTCTGCACCATCGGCGATGCCTAATACCTTGTTTTGTGCTGCCTTTAATGCCTGATCTACAATTCCTGGCGATACTCCTGCAAATATTGCTTGGCGTGTTGCAATACTTAACCCTGCATTGGCAGTAACAACAATCATATCGTCATTGAAGCGTTTACCATCTCTATCTGTAATCCTACGCAATACCTCTACTGACCATGCTATGTTATTCTCAATATCATGGAATACTCCTTGCGTTGTTACATAAGTTTCGCCAACATCAATTACTCGTGATGCTATTCTGCAATTTTTAAAGTGTCGGGCTACAATCTTCGCTAAGTGTACCGAAGGTCCTGAAATTGTTTTGCCTCCTCTCTTTAGAGAATAAGAACACGCCTCCGCAACCTCCTTTGACATCTTTACCTCTGCAAGCACATTGGATAATGTCTTAGTTAAGTTTCTTGGGTACTTGTTAGCCGTAGCTATTTGAATGTCAATCATGGCAGCCTCTTGCTGTCTGATAGTGTCGTTGGGCAGTACCTCTACTGCTGGGTGGATAAATTCGTCTTCGTTTGTCATTATTTTAGTGTTTATATGGGCAATTGCCTTGTTTTAATGTTATCCAAATAGTGATGCATGGTATTATATTAATACATAACCTTCTGTTATATATGCTATAATGAAATCCAATCCATAGGCTTAAAGGCCTAAATAATATTCCGCACTTCATATTGTTTGTTGGTGTTTTAATTTAAGCATCCCTATATACAAATCCTTTCCATGAAATTGTAACGTGCATTTTTTGCACAATAAAATTAAATTTTGAGAAGAGAATCTTTCTTGATAGTTTTTTAGTTCTTTCATGAACTGAATGTCCATAATTCTCTTTTTTTTATTACAGACTTCGCAATCTTTGTTTTTAAATTTGGCAGCATAAACCTTAGCCATTTTAGGCTTCCAGTCTTTTAATTCAAATTCCATTAGTAATTTATGTTAAATATTTTAGGGTATTCCATTCGATCTTTACAATGAGCAAATAAGTCGCAACTTCCACATCGCTCCAATTCGGGCTTTGCCCTAAAACCATCGGAGCCTAGTCTTATTTCTAATTCTAGTAACCTTCTTGTTGTTACTATTGTTTCTTCATGTATTGGGTATCTCTCGGGATCAATAGTGACGTGTAGCATCATCGCCGAGATATCATTCGACTGCGAGTAGACAAAGAATATAAAAGGAACTTCGTCTAATCCATAAATCTTTCTTGCTAGATAAGTATAATGGACTGCTTGTATTAATAGCCTTGGCTTCTGATCTACAAAGTCAATGTGCCAACCCATCTCGGACCATTTGCCTCTATCCCCTAACAAGCCAGTACTTTTAGCATCTCCTATAATCATTACTCCTGCAGGAATTGTTTTTGCTACATGTCCTGTTTCATGATTATATATGACTAAAGGCTTAGTAGTCTCTAATCGCAAATCGGTAGTTCCCTCTACAACGGTTCCATCGTCCATTACATGCCGTAACTTTTCCCCTTTGCCGATTATTTTAAGGCCATGGTGTTTAAGTCCTGCCTTTATCTTCTCTGCTTGGGCTACCGCTATCTCATAGGGTTTAGTTAATGTGCCTTGCTTATCCGACTGCCCTTTCTTGCTTTTCGTTGTCTTAGGTATAGGGCGTTTACCATTCTTAGGGAATGTCCCAAAGGCGCTATACTCAAAATAGATGCCGACAAGCATAGCATCGCTTGGAGAAAATTCAATGCCTTCTAAGTATTGAGCCTCAATGCGTTTTCCGCACTCTCTGTCAAATGCGTAGTCGCTGAGTGCCTTAATTAAAGATTGTGTAATAGGTGGTGAATCCATTTCGTGATGCAAATATAGACTATTTACATTACTTTGGAGCATTGTTAATAACTATTATTTGACGCCTCCGTAATTCATTGATTTGTTATGTAAATCCTTCAAAAAATCCAAGTATTGCTTCTTGTCGCCGTACTTTACATGGCATGGCCTACAAACAGCCATTAAATTTTCGATAGTATCTGCTTGTTTTGTGCCTCCCATTCCTCGACTTTCAATATGATGTATGTCTACTGCCTTCATTCCGCATACCTCACAAGCAATAAAGTCTTCCGTTGTGTACCCGAAAGACTCTAAATAGAGTTTGGTATGAGGCTTCATGATGAAAAATACTACCTAATAGGTATAAACCTTGTCCAGTAGGTTTGTGTTTTGGCTACTATATAACCTACAAATAACGCAATGACTACCCAAAAAAACCATTTTTGTAGTTTCTCAAACCATGTATCAGGCTTTTTGATCTCCTTAACCTTTACAACATCATTGGTAACTGTTATTACTGATGAACGCACGCTATCAATGACGTGTTGCAGACTATCTATTGTGGATTCACAAACTAACTTGCCATTCTTTACTGATAGTTTTGTTGTAACTCCTTTATGTGTATTTGTAGATAATGTTTGATTAGCCGGTATTGGACCATTTAAAATATCAAGCAGGCTATCCACATTAAACTCTGTTCTAAAGGTATCAACCTCATGTACTATTACTGTGTCAGTTTTATAAACGTATAATGTATCAACCTTTGTCGTGATTGACTCTGTAATCTTTGGGCAACAAGAAGTCAAAAAGAATAAAAGCATCAAGATTAATAATCCGGCTACAAAAAGCCTATCAATTTGATTCCTACTAATCATGGTTTTCTTCTGTTGGAGTTTCAACAACTTCCTTTGATCCAATATATCTGCTTACCATCTGCATAATACCCACACCTACCATCATCAACTTAACTGATACGATAGATTCAGCAAAGGTAGTAGTCAATGCCACTAAGCTAATAGCAGCACTATCGAAGATTAGTTTAACGTTGTTGGGAGTAGGTTTCATATACTCGCTCCAACCGATTTGTAGTTTAGCCATTTTTATACTTTTATAAATCCTTTACATGTTGATATCTTACGTGAACGGATGCAGACCTCATACCCTTCCCTAGATCCTTCATCGTTGCTATTGCCCTCAATGGTCATGATGTGTTCACCTATTATCTCATAGACAAAGCCAGTATGACCTAGCCCTTTACCAAAGTCCATGATAAATACATCACCCACTTCAGGTGTCTTACTTCGTGCTGCTAGTGGTGTCTTATTCCATTGGTTTAATACTCCACCAGTGCGAAACAATGGATTACCTTCTGCATAGGCTTCTTGCATACACCAATAGACATAAGCCATACACCAAGAGGCTGGAAAGTCAATGCCAACACTATGTAAGTACTTAGCGATGTCATTACCCCAATTAGAGCCTCGTGGAGCTTCTTCAACTCCTAATTGTAACAATGCTACTTCTAGGTGCTTTCTCATTTGTTGTAAGCTAGTACTACTCCTATCAATGAAAATAAACTTACTATCAAAGCCCACGCTTTTGAAATTCCTTTTCTTGCATACAAATCCTGTTGCAGTTTATGTACATCTTCTTGTACTGACTTTAAAGTGTTTTTCAATTCATCGTGTTTTTCAGAATGATAAGTTAACTGATGATTCATCAATATTAATAACTCTCTATCAGATTTTGCTTCAATGTCAATCTTTGTCATAACTTTCTATTACCTAATTGTATATATGGTTGTTGTCCATTGCTATCCCATAAGTCAAATCTACTGTTTATTGGCATTGTGCCTATCCATCTATCTGTTGATGATGGAGTGAATGATGATGGTAAATTGATAAACTGCCATCTGCCCTCAGCTCGTACATTCTCAAACTTAGTCAATGGTGTGAGGTATGGTATGTTTTCAACTATCATCTTAGCATAAGCCGATGATTCAAATTTAACAAGAGTACAATCATACTGAGAATACACACCTCCCACAACTGCTATTCCTTCCTTTAGCTTGATGTAAGTTGATGCTATTCGAGGTTGATGTTCTACGTGGTTTCCATAGATCAAAACTTCCTTAACCACGTTGGAGTTATTGTCATCAAAGAAAATATCATAATCCCCTCCAGCCTGTGTACCTTCAAAGATGTTATGGAGTATTTGTAAACCACTTACGGCAGTAGCCTTGATGTTGGCAAAGTCTCCTGCTGAATTTCTGAACTTGCAGTTAGTGATGATGCAATGGTTCGATTGACTTGCAGAGTTAGAGCCTCCAACAAATCTAGCGTAGTCTAGTTCTATGCCGATGTTATTCTCCCAAAAGTAGCACTCATTAATTTCTGTACCCATAGCCCAAAACAAACCAAGAGCAGTACCAAAGTTGTAGAATCTGCACCCCTCAAACTTAGCACCATAGTTAGCTTCAAGGTACAAAAGCATATTATTATTTCCTTTGAATAATATGTTAGTCATTCGTAGTTGCATATCTATCCCTTGATTAGCCTCAGTTAACGAAGCATATCGTCTTACGATAGCAGTATCAATAGATGTAGTCCAAGTATATCCGTTGCCGTTAATCTCGTAAATCTCTGAATAGTTTTTATCTAAGTATAGCTTACTAGTCTGTGTAATGTTTGCCATTAAAGTAATGGAGCGTATTGTCTTGTCATTGTATGCTGCAACAAACTCTGCCCAAGTACTTACATAGCCTTTCATCATACCTCCACTCGAAGGAGGACATGAAGGACAAACACCCGCAACCCCTTGAACACCTTGTATTCCTTGAACACCTTGCTGACCATCCTTACCATCCTTAGCGTTCAGTCTGATAGGTGCTTCAATCCATTTCAGTCTCCACATCCAAGTAGTTGAATCTTTCTTTACATACATAAAGTCAGAGTTTGAAAATCCTGTTGGCTTCAACAATGGCAAACTATCACAGGTAGAAATCCTACCCGATAACGTAGTCTGAGCATTTACATTTAAGCTAATAGTCAGTAATAATAGAAGTATGAATCTCATTATACTTGGAATTGTAACAGGTATGTAGCTAATGCAGCACTTGTTTGGTCAGTACTAATCTGAATATTTTGCAATATAGAAGCCGTAACTGCACCTAGACCATCCTCAAGCATTGTGTAGTTGTCTAATATTCCAACTAGTTGAGATGGCTTTTCAGCAATTACTTTGATGCCGTTAGACTCACTAATTTGCGGTGCTAAATCTGTTAGTATATATGCAAAATCATTTGTCATATCACAAAGGATTGTTGAACCGTTTGGCGTTGTGTAAGTTTTGAAGTCCATAGTTTTTATGAGTATGTTGATGTTTTATTGTTTATAAGAGCGTTTATTCCATCATAAGTAAAATAAACTTTATTAAAAACTGAATTAGCAGCACCCCAAGATATTAATCCCATATAAAAAAGATTAATGCTATCTGCAATTAAAACATTAAGTCCCGTCCCTATATTTAAGCTACCTGTTGTATCATTACTTATAATAGTATATTCTCTACCAATTACTGAATTAATTATTGAATCAATAGTATTACCTCCTACATCGGGGACTAATAAAATAATAGAAGCACTTTCAAACCCTGTAAAATCTAATCTAAATTGACTATTTGTTAATGTAATTGTAGCCATCATATTATTAGTACCATCCGCATTAATATGAATGGTATTTGTAAAGTCACAAGGGTACAATGTTTGGTTAGGCACTTCAAAGTCGTGTAATATTCTACCGCTAAATGTTGCTCCTGATACTACATTTAGTATATCTGTACTAAAATCAGCAGAAGAATTACTAAAATCACAATTACGTAATGTAGTAAGTCCATAACCATCAAATATTAAAGTGCCTGTATAATTACTAAAGTCACAACTTATAATTTTATTCGCAATAAATGCTGCAAAAACAGTACTGCTAGCAAACAATATATTAAACATCGTATAGGAAGTACATCGTATATCTAATGATTGATTATAAAACGAAGTAAACGCTTCTAAATTAAAGTTATACGACACTTCCCAACTTGCATAGGGAATATTATCACCAAAATCATTAGATACTAATCTTCCTGAAGTAATATAAAGCCCGTTTAAGTTACTTGCTTGGACTAATAACGTCCAACTGAAACCAGCTGTAAATATAATATTGGTAATCGCATATAATTTGCCTTTTACTAAGTCTCCATCCTGAGCTTTAGCCTTATAATCAGCAAGAGTAAGTTCTTCGTATAGTGAATAAATCTCCCAAACTGCTGCACCAATTGTTGCGTCTCTACATATATATGTTGTACCATTATCTAGCGTCCAAAATGAACCAACCTTAAATCGTAGTGTTTCATCAAAGCTATAATTTGGAACAATATCAAAGCAATTAGTTGAGTTTCTTATGAATCCACTTTGGTCAAATACGTGCCTAAATCCATCTTGCCAATTGTCCTCGTAATTGTTTGAGCAAATACGAGAAATGCCACCAGTAGCACCAAAGTTATAAGTACCCTTTTTAAGCAAAGATGTATTCTCTAGCTCAATCGCATCAGCATTATTTACTTTTATGTTTGTGCCGTCTGTCTCATTCCCTAAAACTAAAGTTTGTGCTAGTGTTTGAGAACCACCACCACCACCTCCGCCATCATTAGCAACTTTTTCTATGTCCTGAAAAATCTCAATAAGCTCTACTCCAGTAAGTAGCTTTGACTTATCAAAATTTCTGTCGGTCCTCGTCCTTGCCGTATTTAACTTATTGATATCTACTGCCATAGCTGTTTAATATTTACAATTTTGCGTTACTCTACCCACTAATGGTATTTGAGATCCTGCCTTCCATATATTTGGAAAACCTACTGTATTTACAACGTCTGCTGCCGTAACAGGATTACCTTGCAAATATACGTTTTTGAAGTCCAATATAGCTCCGTTAGCTGCTAAGTCCTCCATGATATAATTCATTTTCCAGTTGGCTCCGCTATAATTTTGAATGTTTCGTATATCGAAAGTATTAACGCCAACCGTATTAACAAATTCAAACAATGTTTTAGTCCATGCCGTTCCGCTTTTAGCTGCATTGTATATCCCATCTACCATAAAAATGTTGGTTTGACCTCTCATTCTTATTCCTGCTTGTGTACATTCAGTTTCAAAACGAGTGTCATTTATTCTATGTTGTCTAGTTACGGTAGCTTGGCGAGAATCTATGTCAATTCCTACCAATGGGTTGTCTCCTTCAATAAAACAATGGTCAAAGCGAGTACTATCTCCACCTCTACTCTTAAATGGAGTTGATCCCAAATAAGCGTATGCTCTGCAATCATTATATGTCATTTGACTTACTGAATTACCTATCGAAGCACCTGTCCATGTTGCTGTGTCTGCTAAAAAAGCATTTGTTCTACAAAATCTAGCTTTTACATTTGAAACTTTAGATAGTAGAGCTTGTGTATGATGAATACCAATATCAAAGTCTGCAACAAAGCCTTTTTCAATAACGGAATTATATGTACTTCCTAAAAAGATGCCTTTATCTCCACTGCCTGCTGCAAGTGCTGCCCCATATAAAGCGAAGTTGGACATATTTATTGCCGTTTCAATGTACGGACCATTGCCAGTGTTTTGATCCGCCTCTGAACTGCTTGTTGGCGCTCTATGAAATATAGTTTTAGCTGCGCCAGATCGATTTCTAAATGCAGCCCCATTAAATTCAAAAGTTAAGATAAAGGTATTTTTTGTGTCGCTTCTAGTTCTATCTCTTGTTGGGATTACTAACATTCCAAAAGGTAGCATTAAATCATAACATGCATTATCAGGAAAGTGAACAGTCTTGTACCCCTCATACTCCATGGCTAAAAACGTTTCTTGTAATACAACATCTGCATAAGCTGCCGTATTTACATCGATGCCTCCTGTTGCTGCCCACAAGGTATTGGTTCTTGGCCATGCAGCAGCAGCCGACACATTGGTCCACCCTAAAGCGGATAGCATCTTTACTGTGCCATCGTCTGCCCGAACGCCGTTTTTTTCGTATTGGCGAGGAGAGAAAAATTCATTATTTATAACAACGCCTTGGGTTGTCAATAGCCTAGGATCATTGTTTAATACAAATGGATTACCGGAAGCAGGGATGCCTGTTGTATTTAATAATGCTGCTAAAATATCTTCTGTTGGAATGTATCTTTTGCCTGATGAGTCAGGTATGTTTGCTGTTGTTAAGCTAAATACCGTTCCCGACACGCCATTAATTGTTACCGTTAGCCCATCTGAGTTAACCTCCCATTTTGTCCCATTATGAATAAGCCATGCACCTACTCCAACATTTAACGTTCCGGAGCCTAAATTTATCGATGCATTAGCTGTCGTAGACTTGTACCACCATCCCGAAGATCCTGTCGCATCTGAAAGCGCAGGAGTATTTGTTGCTGCGTTCCAATTTCCTTTTGGGGTAAGTCCTGATATTGGCATTTGGCTTAAAGGAATCTTTCCTCCTTCCAATGTCGCTACTGTAACTCCCTTTTCTGTATCTTCTACAAACTGCCCCTGCATTGCTGTTAATGCATTGACCGTATTTATCAATCCTTGATTTTGTGCTGCTACGGTAGCTAATATCTGATCGTAAATAGCTTGCACTAATATTTGTACGTCCTGCTCTCCTACTGGCGCACTTTGGCGAAAGCCATGTATTATATCCGATCCAATAACCGGAACTGAAGGTGCGTTAAGTTGAGGAAGTGTTATTGTAGTACTCATGTTGCTATATATTGTCCTAGTGCCGTTGTGATAAACAATCCTGTTGATGCTGTTAAAAGTCTGTTTTGTAAACTATATGGGGAGTCGGGCATACTAAAATCTTGATCTCCACAAAGAGATACGCCAAGCCATGATTTTATTTCCTCATACATACCCTCTACCTCTTCTTGGCTAAGGCAGTTTTGGCTTTCTTGCCATACTATCATAGTCTCTCCTCCTGCAAATATTCCATTTATCTGTATTTGACCTCCATTAATAAATGATATAGATAATATCCTTCCTACGGCAGCAATTGTGTTAAATACATTAACGTAAATACGGCCTTGGTTATCGGTTTCTATTCCACGAAAAGAATATCCTGATATAGGCGTTCCAATAGGCTCATACACATCTCCAGTATAAGGGTTAATGATAAAAATATCTCCACCTATTCCATTCAATACTACTAACTTGTCGTAGTAGCTATCGTATATCATCTCAACTCCTCCTGCTATTGCTGGCGTAAAGGGAAGTTGTATGTTAGATAATGGAAGTGCAGATCCATCATAGCTTTTTAGTCTTCCTGCTGCATCAATGGCATATATTAATCCATCTATTTCATTATATGCTATCGCCTTATAAGATATAAAACCATTGTTGATTCTGCCCTGCCAACCTCCTGTGATAGAAAATATGTGCATTTCTGCCACTCCCGAAGCAACAGGGTAGGCTGACCCTATCATGTATAGTTGTCCGTATGGCTTATATACAATAGAATCTATTTTATACAACCCTATTGCGCTTGGGGAAACCTCTGTTTTAAACCCTCCTAACTCATTACTATCTATAAAAGGAAAGCCTACTAAATTTGTAGCGTCTACATGGATAAAATAAGGAAATAAAAATGTAGGATTGGTCTCTGCGTATATAGACACGCTGTTATCAGAGTGCGCTCTTATGCGATCAAGGCCATATTCGTTATTGTTAATGTAAAAATCGGATTCTACTAAAGAAGTGCCATTAATGTAATATATCTTGACTAACGTTCCGTATGCTTGAATCCATAATTGCCCTTGTGTATAAGAAGAATAGTCTCTGTATATTAATTTACGTATAAAACCATTAAGTCCTTCTTGAAGCCAAATGTTATTAGTGGCATCTTCAAAAAATTGATTTATAAAATTATCTATGTTTGGCGATGGCATCGGATACCTCATCAGCAATTTTTGTTCAGCAATACTATATGTTAAAACATCATAACCATTAGCTGGGTCTGCATTTCTGCCTACTAATATCAAATGTCTTGTTTGCTTACTAAAATAGCATGAGGTAATTGATGGCGTGTTGCCAATGTAAAAGTTAAATTGATTAATTTGGTTGAAAGAGGAGTCGTATTCAAAAATATTACCACCCGATGGTCCAGTAGCGTACATTCTAAGCGTTGAGTCGCTAGTTCCGACATCAATACCCATTTGCCCAACAGAAGAGGAAATTGTTTGTGTAGACAATAATGATAACGTTGGGCTGTAAGTATATACACTTGCTCCTGCATCTATTTGTTTAGCATAAATATTTCCATTATATGGATTAACGCCAATCCAATGACGAGATACTGTGTTTAGTAGTACAACGCTATTTACAAAGACTCCTGCACTATTTATCCGTACAATATTTCCAAAGAAAACGATATATACTGACTGATTAAATGGAGAATAACAGGCATTTCCTAATTCCCCTACAAATGGAATAGGCAACGATATCGCAGGACCAACAACTGCCAACCCTGGACCAGTCCATGTTATCTCCTTATATGCTATGTTATCATTAAAAACATATATCTTGCCTGTCGACTGATTAACAACAGCATAATAATAAGAAGGCGTAGATCCTGCTGTTAAAGTAACAGTATCAATAATTGTATTAGTACTATCAACAACTTGTAGGAAAAAACCAGTTGTATAAAATAATAGACCATCCGACAATCTAACATCGCATCCCCATGTATAGTTGGCAGGCTGAGTACCGAGTGATGCTCTTGAATATCCTCTGTGTCCTTCTATAGGAAGAAAAACGACATCCTGGCTACTCGCAGAAATAGCAGGATTAGCTATAGTATCTGCAACAGTATTATATGCAATGGCATTTGAACTAGGGTTTGTGGCATAGACTGTCCTTGTAATTGGGGCAACAGCTATTTGATTTAGCGCAGATGCTGTGGCTCCTACGTTTTTATCTTTTACAACGGCATAATAATCGGCAAATATTATTTGCGCCGAACTCCCATTAGGAATTGCGCCTATTGAATCAGGGGCATTAATTACCAACGTGCTACCAACCCTTGCTGCAGACCATGTAGACTGCAACTCTATCTGTATAGCAAGATCGTCTATAAATTGGTTTAGCGTAAAGCCATAATAATTGCCAATATATGTAGCCAAGTTGACTAGATACCCATTATTCCCACTAACTATTACGTCGATTGACATTCCATCAGCTAACGTAGATGCATTAAATGTCGAGAAGTCAAGTGTTGATTGCGAGCTTACGCCTTCGGTTAAAACCGTTCCTGCTACAATATAGTTCTCTAGGTAGTCTGTCATCCAAGAGGCTGCTTCTATTTTAGCTAGCTTGTCTCCTAAATCTTTTCCTCCTTTTCGTTCAGTTCGCAATAATTCGCTTACCTTATTTACCATCGCTTTTTGAATGGCAGGTAAACTTGTGTTTATATCTTCTCTAGTTATTGCCATGGCTTAACATCCGCAAGGAATACAGTTAGCACAAATTTCATTTACTCTTTTAATATAGGCAGCACTCTCTTGGTTTAGTCCATTGTTAAAGGCTGCAATAGCACCCCATATATACATTTTACCTAGTCTTGCTCTTGAGCTTGCATCTTCTTTTTTAAAGCATCCACAACAATCTTTTATGTTTGAACTTAAAAGCAACTTGTCAATACAGCAAACAGCTTTTCCTAATGATAAAAAGTACCCTGTGTAAGTAAATGACGTTCCGGGTAAGGCTGGATTTCCTGCCCCGTACGTGCGTATAGAGTATATTCCCGATACTAGCTTTTCATCCGCATATCCTAACTCTAATGCAGTAACACTTTGCAACTCGCTTGTAATGTTTGGTAACACGCCTCCTGCAAATCCATAGTAAACATTCTTTGTTACCTTCATCAAAGGATCAGAAGAAGGAAGCAACGTTGTTAGATCAGGCTTAGTTATTTCGGCAGAGCAGGTCAGCACATCTGAAATCCGTAGGTTAGGTAATCCCCAACCTGTTGGATTGGTAGTTACATTATAAACGCCAGTCTTATCCTCAATTGTTAATTTTGAATAGTCCGGGTATTCTTTGTATTGTGCTATAAAGCTTAGTGCCATGATGGTTCAAATATATAAATTTTCTGTTTACTCCTTTTGTCCGTTAGTTTAAGAATTGCAACATTTTTATCTTATTAAATTTGTCTAGTTCGCTATTTATGATGATAGATTTGATTTCCTCGTTTTTCAATACACCTCTCGACTTTTTTATTTCAACTTTTGCCTCCTGCGTTATTTTAGCCTGCTCATCAAGTATGTTGACTAATCTAGTCAAAAATACCTCGTCGCTTATTTTTTGTAACCCTGTCTTTCCTGCAGGAGCTTTTCTTATGTATGATTGATAAAGAGCCCTCTGCTGCATTATCGTTATTTTGCCTTCCTTTTGTAACTTGTTGATACCCAAGATAAATGTTCTAGTATTATTTACATAGTCTAGTAGATTATCGTACTCTTGCGTTTTCTTGTAGTCTCCAACCAATTGGTTAAGCATATCTAGTGATCGTTTAAATTGAGACACCTTAGCATTAATTGCCTTTTGAGAAACTTGTTTGTAGCGAGATTCATCAAACATCTGCGCATTGTACCCAAAATACCTCAATATTGCTTGGTTTGTAGTCTTTGTACGTCCATAATAGTCTTGTCCACTTTGGTTAATGCGATATATGTCGTTCATTAACGCTCCGTAAGGAACGTTATTTCTAAGTAAAAACTCTGCAGCAGCAGCTTGTCTTTCCGATTTTGTCATGGTACTTTGTCGGAAGGTAGTTTGATCTCTGTCTATAATATGCTGTCCTCTAAAGTCAGAGTCTATAAATAACTGTACTATCGGTCCTATAAATGGCTGTTTTACCATTTTTGCACTCCATACAGCAAAGTCTCTGTAAGAATCTCCAGTCTTAGGCATCGCTTCAATCGGCAATGGAGACAACTTTCTAAATGCGTCGTCAATCTCATCACTTGTCAACGAGTTGTAGATATACATAGGACTTAAGAATCTAGCAAGGTTTAGCTCTTGATCGTCAAATATCTTATAACTCAACGGCACGTTGCCTGTAAAGAAGTTGATAACAGGAATATATTTAAACCAATCAGGTAGTCCTAAGTTATCTATCGCCCATGCTGGTAATGGTATAGATGGCGCACCTGGCCTTTCTTCTCTTAGTTTTCTGCGCTTGTCGTCCTCTCCATCCCAATACTGAGCCAATCCTGCCAATGCATGCATAGCAGAAACATAAACGCCTACTGTTAATGGAGTCTTTGTCGCTCCGCTACGTATGATACGTACAAGATCGCCTGCAAATTGCCCGAATGGAGGGCCTATCAATGGTATTGCGCTGAACACCTTATACAATCCTCCAACTCTATATTTGTTTTGGAAGCCTGCTTTTACCTTTTCTGCAGCTACGTCTATGCTATATCCTAGTTGTAGTAAACTCTGCATAGCTGCCACTTTAGAGATGTTATCTGTCGAGTGGTAGATATGTTGTGCCATATTATCAAAGGCCTCTATTGGATTCTTCTTCCACTCTTCTGCTGTCGGTAGTCCTTCGCCTAGTATTTCCTTTACTTGGTTTAGATTGCTTGTCAACTCTGCGTATGCTATGTCAGTCCCTATCATTCCTTTGGACATCATATATAAGTATAGGTCTCCCTTATTCTTAATCTCTTGTCGGGCTGTTGTCCAATAGTTGGTATTAAAACGTAATGGGCTTATTCCGATCCATGAAGCAAATACGGCATTTCCTGTATAGTTACCTATGTGTGTTGCAGGTTGAAATACGGTAAATACTTTCTTCCACCATCTTGTTGTCAATGGTTTTAAAAGCGCGAACTTATACATCTGATCTCCTATATACTTTGGAAATTGGTATATAGTCTGCATCATCTCATTACTAAAGTGGAATCCTTTAAAGTCTTCCGCAAGATCTTTAGCTACAAACTTGCCGTTAAATGCTCCATACCCTCTTCCTTTCATCAAGACATACCCTGGCTTCTTAGTTTTACTTACCAAGTTAGGCCTTTTGGTAACTACCCATCTTGTATAATTGTGGATTGCTAGATTGAGTTTTGTCTGATATAGTCTTTTTGTTACTGCATGGATAGGATCTTCAATCTTCTCTTGCAACTTCCACTCGTTAAGTGCGCCTCTTTTTTTATACATACCAAGTTGCATGTACTTCTGAATCTGCTGCGTCTCTTGGCTGATGTCGGATGGCATCTCGTATATGTTATACATTCTCGCATGGTAGTTGCCCTTGTTAAGAATATACGTCTCATATTCGATGTTACCCATCACAAAGTTGATGTCATGGATGAAGTCATACGCTTGGCGTATCATCTCATAGACGGCAAGTTCAGATGGCGTTAAGTCGCCTACTTTTGTGATAACATTGTCAAACCTTGCATCTCCTTGATCTAAATAAGTGTCATACAAGTCTTGCATTTCTGCAGGCGTGAAAGATCCACTAATCGTTTGCCCTGTTGACAATAGATAAAAGTTGTCTAACTCATCAAAGAACTGCTGCTTTGTTTTGTTTCTGCTGTAAAATATAGGGTCAAGGACCTCATCAATTCTGCGCATTGCATCTGGACTTTCTCCTTCAAGCATTGACTTAAGCATATTGCTCAACTGAACGGCATCTAACATTGACCTTCCTTCGATAGCGCCATACATCTCTTCCGCTTTGTTGACATGCTCAAAGTCTCTTTGGATATTTTTAAATACTCCTGCCAATGTCTTTGCTGCTAGTCGTACTGGAGCAAACTTACTTGATCCCATCATGCGTGTAAGCTGCTGAACTCCTCTGCCTATTGCTTCTGTGCCTTTGGCGATAGTTTCATTCTGCGCCTTTCCAAGTATAGCCATCTCGGGCATCACTCGTGTTAGTCCTCTTCTTGCAGCAGATGTTGGAGTCTGTATTATTCTTCCATATACAGCCTGCTCCAAGTTAAGTTCTTGAAATATTAACTGATTTTTTACATTGCTCTTTAGTATGCGTTTCTCAGCATTGCTCAATAGTAGATGAGGCTTCTTTGCAAGTAATGTAAGGTAGTCTGTTACTGCCCTCTCATTCATTGCTAATCCATTTGCTACTGCTTGTCCTCTAAGGTAGCTAACAGTCTTGTCGATAGCTAAGTTGATAGTATCACCTGCGATTATTGCTCCTTTAAGAATATCTAAAGCAAGGTTCCATGTGCCAATTGCAAATACAAATGGAGGTGCTAATGAATACGCTCGTTTTGTATTGATCTTTAGTGCATCAATCTGCCCAAATAGCTTTGATCGATTAGGCAAAGATGGCTTGTCTCCTTCCATTCTACTGTCAACATCGGGAGGCCCTATTCTTGCGCTATCAATATCATTGCCACTGCGCATATTGTTAGGGCTAACAGGCAGATCTTCATTCCTTACTTCCACAACGGACTTGTGTTTATCAGAAAGGATATTTAACAATGGCTGAAGGTTAGATGCAGGCATACTTGCAGTCATTTGATTGCCCATTGATCTAAAGTTACGCCCATTTACTAAGTCTCTAATGTCTTCATCTAAGAAAAATATACCCCCCTGCTTTTTGCTTCTAGGAACAGAAATCTCTAGTTCGGTTTTTGCCTTATCTGCCCATTCAAATATTACACCGTTCGTTGTTGAGACAGTTTGATATTTGTTTAGGTTTTGAATGATGCCTGCCATCTGTTTAGCAGGAACACTTGTTGTTGTAGGTTTGGCAAAATTTACTGGCATCAATATGCCGTTTTCTATTTTGCCATCCAACGTGTTATACGAAATGATCTTCCCTAATGTTAAAACATCTCCCTTGTATGCTTGTAATATATTTCCTGTGATGATTGGAACTTTTTCTCTTGTTTTATTTGACTTTAGATTGTCCCATCTTTCTAATATAGTAGAACTATCCATCGGAGTTCTTGACGCAACTGTTGCCTCAATAATAGGTTGTAACTCCCTAGACTTATTTATTGGAATAGTGCGATATTGCATAGCATTAGCATACGCTATACGAACTTTCATTCCTGATAAAGTATATGGGTTCTTTGCTTTGTAGTTTATATTTATCCCTATTGAAATTGCCGTAGTAGTCCCATCAGCCGAATTTGCAGGAGCCACCATTTGTTTGCCAGGCGCAAACTGACGCACATAGGTTGTTATAATATTTTTTGTTCTTTCGGCTTTAGCTCTATTTATCTCAATATTGTCGCCCATTCTTTGCTCTGCTTCTGCCTCTATAAAAGCATATTGATTTTTTAACTCTTCTAGTTGTAGTTCATTTAGCTCTTCTTTTGGTAAAGCCTCATATTTTTCTCTAGCCTCTGCTATCTTTTGTTCTTTTCTCTCTTGTTGCAGTTGATTGTATGTCAATGCTTGGTTATCATAGTAAGCTATTGCCTCTGCCACTATTCTCTCCTTCTGCTCCTCTGCTGTTTCTTCGCCAAGCTGCTCTTTTATTAACTCCTTAATTTTAAATGAAGAATATGGCTGCCTCAATACGTCTACCTCTACCATTTCAAGAAAAGAGTCTTGCCCAAATACTGAACTGCCGCCTTGCCCAATCGTAAATACTTCCTTCGACACCGTTACAGCATTTAATGGAAGGGCTTGTGATTTTAGCTTATTCTCGCCTTTCTTATCTAAATCGTCAATAAGTTCAATATAATCTTTCACAACCGTATCATAAAAATCTTTCTGCATAGCAGCAGGCAATAGTGCTATCCGCCCTGTCACTGTTCTTGCTGCATCTTCTTGAGGATTTTCTACTTCGTTCTGAACAGCCTCTTGTCCTTGTATCATTACAAGAAGCCTAAGATCTAATATATCTCCAATTAATTCATTTACCCCTGGTCTACTTGGATCGTCCGATATATTGTCTGCTAAATATCTTGTTACTATCCCATCTCCGTACATATTTAAAATGTCCGCCTCTGCCTTAACGGTAGAATCTTTTGAATCTGAGGTAGTAGTTGCACTAAGTTTTTGTATTTTGCTTTTCAACATCATCATCAGCCTAGACTCGGCAGGAAGTGCGCTTGACACAAATATATAGTTAGGGTTATTTACTTGCCCTGTTCTAAATACCCTACCTAAAGCTTGTACCATTTCGTTAATGTCATGGTGCGCTTGGAGAACAATCATTGTTCGTTCTCGTTGATCTGATACTGTCTTACTTGAATGTAAGCTTATTCCTGTACTTCCTGCTTGATTAATAAATAAGGCATTTACAATGTTCCTTTTCGTGTTAGGCACATAGTTATTAAAGTCTCTTGCGTTCTGCTTTCTGTTTTTATTTTTTCTTGGCAACAAAGCAAACATCCCATTTTGTTGTTGCGTTAATCTGTTGGTTCGCCCTGTTATCTCTGCTGTACTAAATCCTGCTGCCTCAATTTTATTTAAGATGTGATCGATAGGGCTTAGTGGAAGTCCTGTCTTTTTGTTGTTTATCTCCTCCTCTAACTTACGGAACTCCTCTTGCCCTTCCTTCGTTAATCTGTCTAATGGCAATATCATGTCTATTTTTTGGCCAGACATGGTTGTCATTGTAACTCTAAAAATTCCCGATAAAGCTTTTTTTGTTACCTCAATAAAATCAGGGCTTTCCATCTCTTGCCCTAAATTATCTTGGTCAGACATAAACGACTCCATCGTGTTCATGGCAAACAACACTACTTTTCTGTCTGCTTTTAGTTCAGCTATCGCTATATCTGCTACAGCATCCGCTTTTGATGCTAACAATAGCTGGTTAGTGGTATTGTATAGCTTATTTGCAAATGGGGTGTTAGAAATTCCCATTTTAACCGTTCCTTGTGTTGCGCCTGCCCCACCTCCTACTGGTTGTAATTCACTATCCCAAGCTTCTATTGCAGGCTGCACATATTCTTCTTGAAAAGAAATAATCTTGCGATATAGTGCAGTGATTTCATCTGCGACTTTCCATTGCGCATCTCTTTCAGCCTCATTATTCTCTCCAATAACAGGATATTGGAATTTTATTCCATCGTAGCTACGTTGTCTTCTTACTAATTGCCCCGACTGAACTAGCTGTCTTGATATTACCTCTAGCAAAGGTACTCCCCCCGATTCTATCGCTATCGTAATTTCGTCTGGGCTTAATCCTGTGTCTCTGATTGCTGTTTTGAGCGCATAAATAGGCATGTTTTTAGCAGTCTTGGCATAGGTGGCACTTAAATAAGTTACTCCTTGCGAAACTTCAACTACACTACGCATAAACGTTGCTAAATTTATCTTCTCAGTACCATCTTCATTCTTCTGCCTTCTTGCAGGCTTTTCTCCTGCTGCAGTATGGCTCTCATCTAAGATTAGGATGTTATCTGTTGCTAACCCTTTTAAAAAATTTCTTTTTGCTTTTTCTGCTGCTTTGTTAAAATAAGAATAGTTGGCAAACATAAAGTCTGTGCCAGGCAACATTTGGCCCGATTCGTATATTCTTTTAGCTAATTCCAAACTTGGAGCTTTATGCATAAGAACGTCATTATCGTTGTCGTCTTTAACAACTATATTAGCTTCGGTATTACTAGACATAATCGTTGGCACAAGATCCCCACTCTTAATGTCCATTAAATCACGTTTCATATCAGAGAATAAGGCAGCTTTCTGCGTCATAAAAATAGGCTTCTTCCCTATTCTCACACCATAGCGTATAATCCCTGCAGCTATTCTTCCCTTTCCAATTCCTGCCATGTCGCTAATTATTACCGCTTCTCCTTTGTCGATATTATAGATAGCCAACGCTACGCCATCAATTTGCTCCGCTAAGAAAACTTCATGTAAATCAGCTATTGTTTTATAGCCTAACTTATTAGCAACATAATTATCTATTCCTCCAAACTGCTGATCTATTTGTAATAGTGCAGCCTCTAAAGGTAATGCCATTGTAGAAGGAATTCTAGTTCCTCCTCCATTAGCAGTAGAAACTGGCAAATATGGTACATCAACTTTACTAGCGAATACTTCTTCTACATCATATCGAGTAGATTTTGAAAATCCATCCTCTCCCACAATTCCTGTAATTGGGCTTGGGTTAACCGTTTCGCCTTCGTCTTGGTTACTGGCATCCTCAATGCTTGGCCCATCGGACCGTATTCCACCAGGAATTGGGCTAATATCTTCGGGTTGTTGGTTCGTGGAATTTGGTCGTGGATTTGGGAGTCTAGGATTTCTGCCTTCATTTGTCCCACTGCGTGGCCCGGCCATTCCTCCTCCTGTAATTTGACCATTTCCTCCACTCTGTCCTCTAGGAGGTATTGGAGTTGGGTTTTGTTCTTGGGGCGGTGTTCCCGGCTGCATTTGACCATTAGGAGGCAAGCTGTCCTTTCGTCCGGCATCCAAGTTGGATTGTAAAATATTTCTTTCATCTTGTGCTATTTTTACTCGTGAGTATAAATCATCCCAATTATTAACTGCTGCTTGTTTTTCAATTGGCATATTAAACGCCAATTTTCCTACTTCGGACTTTCTTCCGCCTATAAGTATTATCTGCGTAGGAAACGTAGTCCCCTGCTTAGAGTATAGCTTACCATCTACATTAATAATATCGATTACATTATATCTTGTATTCAGATAATTGATAAACGCTTTGTTGTTTGCTATATATCCCGAGGCTTCGTATTCGCTGTTTCCTCCTACAATAATTGCTGCACTTCCATTGTCGGCCATTGTCTCCAATGCTTTCAACGCCATCCAATGTGCCTTATCACGAATCTTAAATCCATCATACGACATGGTAGTCTCCATCGGACCGAATGGAGGGTTAGTTAAAATACCATCAAAAGCTTTTAGCTTGTTGTTAAAGCTATTGGTTGCGTCTTGTGATCCTACAAACTTAAATCCTTGTAATGTTAAGGTATGATTTCTTACTTCGTCAATCTCGTTTACTTCTACCTGTGCGCTTGGTATTGCACTTACCAATAGTCCATTTCCTGCTGATGGCTCAAAGAACTGCTTGCCTTCTGTATTTTCTGTTCCACCCACAAACATTGCTGCTGCAAATGAGTACGGAGTAGGTGTTGAGTACTGTTGATTCTCTATGCTTTCGCTAGTTCGCAGACTCATATTAGGCTGTTGGCCATAAAAGTCAACTATCTTGTCGTAAATCTCTTTCTCTGATAATCCGCTTTCCTTGCCTTGTGCGACAATGTTTTTAACGTGTAGCGTAATTGCATATTCAACTCCTTCTTTTGCAATAGCAGGATCCGTAATCTTATATATTTTAGCTATATTCTCATACTGCGTTCTTGAAGTCCATTTAAAACCATCTTCAAACATTGATAGTATTTTATTTGCAAATGGGGCTATCGTTGCTATCTGCATGTCTCTTTCAGACATTGGATCTTCGTTGTCAATTTCTTCCTCAATTATTTCTTCGTCTTCTTCTTCTTGAGGAATAATATCTGCCAAAGTAATATTTCTAATATCACTAAGATTATCCATTTGGCTTGCAATCTCGTCAGCAGCTTCTGCGTTATAAGAAAAATAGGCTTTTTTTATTGATAAGTATAAATCGTTGACTGTATCGCCAATTCTATCATATAATTCCTCTATGATATCTTTAAACTTATACACCCCTTTTCTTATGTAAGAGGCTACTATTTGAATTCCTTTAGCTGCTATGGCTGCTGCCTGTATTGGATCAAAGTTAACGTTTGTATTTTTTCGTGAGTTGCGTACTAAATTCGATAAGTCTCCTAGTAATTGATCTAATTCAGGATCTTCTTCAACTTCTCGTCTTGCTCTCTTTTTTGCTTTAGGATTTGGTTGGCTTGGCGGAGGTGTAGGTTGTAAATTAGGTTTGTTAGCCCCTATTTTATATTGCCCAAAATCAGGAAACTCCCAATGGTCTACTATATCTACAATGAAGTTTTGACTTCCGTATTTAGCTACCACTAAATATGGGTATGTTGACTTAGTTCCTGTTGCTGATATATAAAGATGGTTGCCTGTTGAATCAGTCGCCCTATATTCATATTTAGCACCCTTCGCTTTTATTGTTAGCTCTTTGGGTTTGTTTTCTTGGCTTGGGGGAGGTGTAGGTTGAGCTTTGGGAGTTGGTACAGCATTAAGAATTACATCTCCTTCTTGTTGTATAGAGGATCCGCCAAAATAGTTTGTTGGCGCTTTTATTACAGTAACTTGTGCAACTTTATGTCCATTATCATCAGTAGTAATAAGACCTATTTCATATTTAGATTGGCCAATACTATATTGTTGCCCAGGCTTCCACATAGATACCATTTTATCAGAAACACTCCAATAAAAATCTTGAACCTCTTTTGGAAACTCTTTTGCCACTAAAGCATTGCCCCATCCTGCAGCTCTTGTGCTTGCGTTTGCAATAGTATAGAATTCTGTTGGGGTAAGTGTTTTTATGACATCGGACTCTAAAACAACAATATCCGTATCGTCTATATCAAAGACGTTTTTACCCACCTTATACTTGCCTGGACCTGTTTTAACGCCTAATATAGCACCATCCCAACTAGGCGTAAATGCTTTATGCTTGACTATGTAAAACTTGTCTCCCACTTGCAGTCTACCAAAGTTTGTAACACTCTCTTTTATAGCTAAAACATTAATAGAATCTATTTTTGTTTTATTGTCTTCTTGGGATGGTTTTGGCGTAACGCCTCCACTAGCCTGATCATCTTCTTGTATTGGCTCATCGGGCTTTGATAAGGTAATGATGACTTCTTCTTCATTGGTGTTTCCATTGTCTATGTTTTCTTGGATTTCGTCAAATAATGATGGTTGGTTGGCTGCTGCTGCTAGCACTTCTCCTTTCTTAGCCTTTAACTCAACTAATGTCTTTTGTGCTACAATTACTGCGTCATTGAATGGCTTAAGAATACGGCCTATCTCTTCTGCTGTAGCCTTTCTTGTAACTAATTCAGTTCTTTTAGCTGCCAATGCTTTGTTGGCTGCGTCTAATGTTTTTGTTGCCTCGTCAACTGCTTGATCGTACTCTAATTCAATAGAAGTCTTAGTTGCTTTATTGTTGAGATTAAGTGGCTTTTCAGCATTAAAGGTTCCAAACTCTGTGTTCTTCATTATCGCAGCATTGATGCGATCAGTAAATACCAATTTGTTTTTAATAATATTGCCATACACGCCTTCTCCTACAAGCCAATTATACATCTCATCTTCATGCGCATTTGTCAAGATAGAAAATTGCTTTCTTGAACTTCCAATCCAGTTAGCTATCGCCTCGATATTTTTCTCACTTGCAACGTCTGCTCCTTCGCTTGCTTGTAATGCAGCGACAACCTTTCCTTTTGGGTTTAAATATGAATAGCTAATGATTTTAGCTGCGTTTGCCCCTTCTAGTTCTTTTGCCTCTGCCTCTATTTCTGCGTTTGTAGCGCCTGCCAATCGCTTTGCTCTGTAATAGGCTGCCCTTTCAGTATTAGTCTCTCTTGTTCCTTGCACGTTAGAAGTACGAGCATATTCAATAGCCTCTGCCTCTGTTCCTGTAAAGAACCTTGATTTAATCTGACCTTTACCTAGTTGTTTGTGCGCCTCTAGTCGAGAGTGTCCCGACAACATATATGTCTTGCCATCCTTGGGATCTTTCCAAAGGACAACAGCGTCCATTTTGTTAGGATCAAAGTTTTTGACAATCCTTGCTACTGATTCAGGACTAAATGCCTTGTCTCTATTCTGAAATCTAACCTCGTCTGTATTAATATCTTTAAGAGGAAACATTCCCTCTCCTGCAACTAATGTTGGCTTTATTTCTTGAGTTGGCTTTGCCTTCTTCTCTTTCGATAAAGTATCTGCTGCTGCCATCTTAGCAAAGTCCTCTAAAGTCAACTTAGCTATATCTTCTGATGATAAACCTTGGATGCCAAATGCTTTTGTAACTGCCTTCCACATCTCACGCACCCACTCCTTAAAGGAATCTCTCTTAGATTGAGAAACAAATAATGCTCCTTGGTCCGCAATAGCTTTAGCTAACGCTTCTTCTAATAGGTAATCGTTGTACTCTTTACTTCCTGCTTTACCTACCTTCAAAGCCTCTGCCTTGTATTTAGGATTAGCAGAAACTTGCACTAGATATTTAGAACTTGCTACCTTTTTAAGCCCTGCATCATATAAGTCTGGTCGGTTTTGTTTTGACCAATTGATCCATATATGGCCTGCCTCTTCCATGGTAGTCTGCGCCGTAAGCTTCTCTCCATTCAAGTACATTTTACCATCATACGCAAAGCCTAATATCTCTCCATCATTGCCAAAGTGAAATAAAGGAAGCCCTTGTGCTACTTGCGCTTTTAATTCGGGGGTTATGTCTATGGAGTGTTGGGTGGATTTAATTACGTTTTTCTTTTTAAACTCCTCCATTCCGCCTGCCTCATAAATATCAGCTACGCTTGTTCTATCGGGAACTTTACCTAAAACTTCTATTGTTACCGTTTTTGGCTCTTGCTTAAATAAACTTTTAGCTACATTACCTACTATACCTAAACTACCTTCTGTTGGCGAACCATAAAAGCCTTTCATGCCTTTACCGCCAACTTGCAAATCTACACCTTCGTATTTTCCGCCCTTATTCTTGATAATCTTTTCAGCGAGTTCTTTTCCTACTACACCCTCTAATTCATCTTGTCTATAACTTCCAATTGTTTCTTCCCCACTTTTATACTTTGATGTTATCTTATAAATAGGTGAGTTATCTGATGCTGCTGTCCCATCAATCTTAGCATCTATATTTTTAATTATCCTACTTAAATTATACCTTTCATTCTGTTGCTCACCTGTTGTCCACGCAATCTTATCAGCACCCTGCTTTACTGCTTCTTTTAAAGCAACCTTAAGCCCTAGTTTGGTCCATGCGTTTGTGTCCATCACAAATGGCGCGGCAGGAGTTGAATTTTTAGACTGAACAGTATAAGCGCCTTCTTTAGCAAAATCAAAATTTTCTTTTAAGTATTTTTCAGCATCTTTTCTATTAGAAAATTCTTTTCCAACGGGTATTCCGTTTCTGCTTTTTATAACAAAAGTTTCGCCAAACCCTTCCTTCTTCCCTATCTGCCCCCAATCGCTCTGTACTTCTTCAAGAAATAATACTTTATTACCATCTGCATCGGTACGAGTATTCATTCTTAAATGAACAAGAATATTTGGTTCATCAAAGTGGGAGGATTTGAATGTTTCTTTATCCGTTCTCTCTCCACTTTGTTCTCTTTCTATATATTCTTTTAATGCTTTTTCTGCAAAACTTTTGGCTGTAAAAGAAACTGGCGATAAACTACCGTCTGAATTTTGTATCTTCCACTTCCCATCTTTCTCTACAACTTTTGCTTTATTTCTTTTTGATGGCAACGTAACCAACACCTCCTTGTAGTTTTCTTTTTCTCCTTGTTCTTGCTGGTCTGTATATCGAACACTACTAACACCTCCGTTATCTTCCCACGTACCTTGATTTGCGTTAAAAATCTTTTGAGCCTCTACTGCTTTTTTAGCCTGCTCTTCGTATTCTTCTCTTGTATAATTAGGAAAGTTTTTTGGATCATACTCTTCCATGTTGATTGTAAGTCCATCAGCACTAAGGAAATTACCTACGTCTCCGTTTATGTATAATTCATCTGTCAGTTCTACTCTGTTGCCCTCTTTACTATTTAGCTCCTCCACTAGTGCTACTAGCTTTAGGTACTCTGGATTTTTGTCGTTCTCGCTTTTAACAACCTCAACAACACTAATTCTGTTGTTCTTAAGGTACTGCTGTATGTCTGCTTTAGAGACTGATCCTTGCTGTTGTGATAGCCACTCTGCTAATCCGGTCCACTTAGCCTCTTCTCCTTTGCCAAACTTATCTAACCATTGTTTTGCAGGAAGCTTCTCTAGCTTAGTTTCGTTGATTATTCTTTCTAATGGAGAATAAAATCCGTTTACAACATCTTCACTTACTATTTTGATTGTCTTTTTATCCCCATTAGGCATTGTCATATTAAATCGCAAGTCTTCTCCCTGCAACATTAGATCGTCAGCCTTATTTCTTAATGCTTTTTCGTTAGTTAGAATAAAGGCTCCTACCTTTAAAAATCCTCTGTTAAGTCGAGGGATTAGGGCTTTACCTACAACGTCTGCTTCGGTAACTTCGTCTGTTGGCCTTTTACCTAATAGGCTTTTGTCTTTGATGATATACTGAACTTCTCTCCCTGTTGCGTCTATCGTAATTAATCTTACTACCTGCGCATCAGAGTTGTTTATCAAGTCTGTTTCTATCTTTCTTGCCTTTGATACAGGAGTTTTTTTGTCTTCTAGCTCTACCGTTTCTATGGTTGTGCCTATCGGAATGTCAAACTCCGAGATATCCTCTCCATATCTTTGTGCAGCCTTTAACTGTGTACTTCCAAAAACACCCTCTACTCCAGGGTGTGCTGTCTTTTTAGTCCCATCAGGGTTTAACTTGCCTCTGTTACCTTTAAAGATAACCATAGGCTCTGTCGTAGTAGTTTTGGAACTGTTTTTGTCTTGTTGTGCAGAAGGGTTTAACAGGCTTTCTTTTTCTTCTTTTTGCTTGTCGACTTCTTGCCCTCCTTCTTTTCCATCGCCTTGTACATTTTCGGAGACATTTTCTTTTCCATCATTTCTTCCTTCTTGGATTCCATTTTCATTTTCATCTTGATTATTTTTAGGGGTTAATACTTTTTTAGATATAGATTTAAACCTAGCGTTAGTGCCAATAGGGTAGGTTTCAATTCTTCCCGGCATAGCTGTATCTGATAAGTTTTTCAACTTAGCCTCTTTGTTATTAAGAGACATTACCTCATAATTTACGCCTGTTTTATCGGAAACAATATCTCCGACCTTAAATTCGCTTATGGTTTTAAATTCAGATTGTTGATTTTGATTGATTAAGTCAATATCGTTTTGTAAGGCTGTAAACCTATCAATAGCCCTTTGATGGTATTTCTGCGAAACATCACTTTTCCCTCTCTTCTGATTTGTATGGAAATCTATAAGGTCTTGTAGTGCTGCTCTTGGATCAGTCTCTAATAATGACTTTAAATTTTGGTCTGTTGTTGAAAGTGCTAATGTTTCTGAAACAAACTTATCTACCCTTTCTTTTGCTTGGTTGACTTCTTGGGTACGCAGTTCGGGACTTTCTTGCCCGACTTGTCCTTCATTCCCAACATTTTGTACCCCTTCCAACAAGGGTTTTTCTTCTGCTTTTCCATCTTGGTTTATTATTATTTGGTTTTGTTGACCAGGAGTAACTTTTGTTGAAGCCTGTATCTTAGCAACTACATTCTCTAGCGCTGCTATCTTCTCTTGTTGTGCCTCTAAAAAGTCGGGCTGATCTTTAAATACAGGATCCGACTGTTGCGCTTTAAGCCTATCTACCTCTTCTTGTATGATAGCTTCGGTATTATCGGGATTAGCCTTAATTTTATCTCTAAGCCCTACCAACTGCCTTGTCGGAAGGTCAACCTCCAACTCCTGCATTGTAGGAATAGCTGCTGCATATCTGCCTACTTCATTTTCTTTGGCCCCTTCTTTGCCGGTTCCATCTTCTTGTTCCCCTGCTTCTTGTGATAAGGGTTGGTTGCCTTGTGCGTTTTGGTTTCCTTCTTCATTTTTTGGTAGTGGTATTAATCCTTCTTCTAGCAATGTTTCTACTCTTGCTTGGAGGATATCAAATATTTCTTGTTGTTCAAAAGTGGCCTTCTGCCCTGTAAAATCAGGCAATAGTTGTCCTAATAAGTTTTCTCTTGACTTTGCGTTTTGTTCTTCTTGTTCTGACTTCTGCTTAATAAATTGATCAGCGTATTTTGTTACCCATAATCTAGCATCTCCTTCTTCATCAATTTTTGGCAACGCCTCGTCTCTCCACTTTACTAATTCATCCTTGCTCATTGTGTTAAACTTCACAATCTGCGCAAGTGTAGAGTGCTTTATGGTTATCTTAAACGCATTGCCGTTTCTGTCCCTCATCGTTACTTTGATAGGGTTTGTTTTCTGCCAAGCCTTTGATGCAATAGTGCCTGCTAACTCTGCTCCTCCTAATAAGGCTGATGTTGCTGCTACTGTTGCTGTCAATTGTCCTATCGCCTTCCAGTCAAAGAAGTCTTTGTTGGTATCGTCATAATTGACAATACCTGTCATCATTGGCGCATCTCCTGTAATCAAGTTAGATGGAGCTATCGCTGTAAACTCTTCAAATAATTCAGCAGGAAAACTTTGATAGGACATCTTCTCTGCTATAAACTTCTTTATTGCAGCATCAGGCTGTAGGCCCATCTTTTCTAGGTAATGTCCTATTGATAGTCGCTTAATAACGTCAGGCGTTAGGAACTTCTGAATATTCTTTTTGCCTGCAGCCCATTTAAACGTCTTTTCAATTAACTCCCCCCCTCTCTCTGTAGCAAAATCTACTGAGGTAGTGCCAAATCCTTTTACCAAAGCAGTCCAAAACTCTTCGTTGTGTCCTGTATTATATCCTGTTAGTTGATTTACAGCGTTTCTATCTAATATCGCTGCCATCTGCTCTCCCTTTTCGCCAAATGCTACTTGAAAAGATGGTAACATACGCTCTTGTGTTGCCTTGATGTATGCTTGTGGGTTAGCTGCTGTTTGAGCTTCGATAGCTATTAATCCTGCTAATGGCTTGACGATTGCTCTTTGAACCATAGCTTTTTTAGCATACGATCCTAACACCCCTTCAAGTGCTAATTTTGTTGCCGAGTATGTGCCTGTAAAAACACCAGAGGTAGCAACGAATTCTGCCATGTACGGCAATGAATGTGCTACACCTTCTCCTGCTTTATACGCCATCGTTGTTCTTGCAACTGACTGCATAGACTGATCTGCAGAATAAGCTGTTAACAAAGCTTTTTCTCCTGCGTTTAACGGTTGTCCTGCATCTAATTTATTAACTACCGTAAATAGGTTTGCAGCCTCTGAAATGTCAAGCATAGAAGAAAGGAATGGCATCTTATTGCGAACGCCATGCGCTCCAAAACCTGCCCAAAAACCTGCGAACTCATTATCTGATAGTTCTAAAATGTTTTCAAGATGTTTTTTAGCTTGTATTAAATTATAGACGTTTTCTTTTGCCTTGTCTGCTGCTCTATTTGATGTAACAGTTGGGACTACAAGGTCGTTCTTAGAAGAAAATCTTTGTGATGTCGCCTGCTCTGCGTCCGCTACTTGTACTGCTTTCTGTGCTTCTGCAATCTGTTGTGTTAATACCTCTATTTGGTCTTCTGCAAATGATCGGATAGCAAAAGGGGCTATTTGATTTTCTTCATTAACAACTACCTTGGGCATTACCGCATAGTAATACTCATCCTTGATAGCCTCTATCTTATCAAATGAAAGCCCTTTGCCTTCTAAGGCTGCCTCTTGTCTCTTCCAAAAGTTAGCTATCGTAGTCTTCTTACCTTCATATCCAAGTGCGTCAAACTGAGGACTTGTAACAAGCTTTAGGGCATTGTCAAGCATCTTTTGGGGGATGATAGCAGTATTAGGCTTCATCGCCTCACGTTGGTAGTTATCCCACTGCGCTTTTAACTTATCCTCTCCATCTTTAATGTGCGGAGCTGAAATCTTATCAAACGCTTCTTTGCTCTTTAAAAATTCAGCATCTTTAAACTCTTGCGTCTTCTTATTTATCTCTTGACTAATCTGTGCTTGTTGCTCCTTACTTATCTGCTGACCTGCAATTGCTTGTTGTGCCTGTTGAACTAGTCCTTGTTGATATTCTATGGTCTTCGCCTCAATACTTCCTCTAAGTGAGATATACGCAGGATCTGCGTTTTTTTTCTCTTGAATCTCTTCTTCAACTTGTGTCTTGTTCTGCAATATCCAAACATCGATAGATAGTGCTACTTTGTTGTACCTTGCAGCAACTCTTTCTTGGTAGGCTTCAAGGCTTACCTCTTCCTTTTCTTGCTCTTTTAATGTTGGTGCTTGGTATTGAGCATCTTTGATAGTGGCTTCAATAAGCTTATTGTCTTCTTCTGTATTCGGATTAATCTTTAAAGGCTTAATCTTATCATCAAAGTACATTCTGCCCTGTTCCTTTTGTTGCTTGTTGGTAAAAGCAGCCAAACCTTCCATACCTGGCTTTATAGCTTGTTGGGTAGGCGTTGTCTCCATCGGCATTTCTTCCTGTACTGCAGGAGGCGGTGGAATAGGTTGTGCTGTACCTTTATCAAATCCTAACTTACTACTAAAAGTTTCAAAGTCTGGCAGGGAAATATCATCTTTCCAAGCCTTCCAAAACGCCATCCTTCCTTGCTCGTTCGATAGCCCATTCTTAAACTCATTTATATCTTGAGGTAGCTTTAAATCATCCTTCCACGCATTATGAAATGATTTTAATGCTTGGTTTGTATTTTGCTGTACCGCCAATGGGGTTTCTTCTGCTATCTCTGCCATACCTATTAGAATGGATAATTTGAATCGTTTTTAGTTAGGCTGTCTGCCTTAGCTTTTAATGCTTTACTCTGCCCTCTTGTTACCGTTTGTGATGGAGCGCCTGCTGCACCTGGCTTCTGTGTTTTTACTGCTTTGTCATAAATAGGTACATATTCCTCATTTACAATGCCTACATCTACTCCATAATTTCTCTTTAACAAATCGGCAGCTACATCAAGTGGGTTGTTATTTCCGAACTCCGCTTGTAACATATCTCTAATCTTAGGATCCCATCCAATATCTAGTGTCTCGTATGATGTTGCAGGCTGTGATGGAAATGCGCCATTTGCGTCTGGCATGATAAAGTTAAACCCATCGCCTCCTTGCTTACGCGAGATGATAGTTTTAAATGTTTTTTTCGATGGGTCATATATAAAGCCTTGTAGTGTTCCTTTGACAACCTCTTGCTTGCCGGTAGTCTCGTTTGTTCTAGTAAACTCTAGCTCTTTCTGCCCCATCTTCTCTCCTTTTGCTTGTGGCATCTGTACAGAAATCCAATACTTGCCTTGTGGCTCATCGTAACTAGCGGACCATATTCCTTGCTGCGTTTGGTAGTTAAATCCTCCTCTGCCATTGCCAACATATTTTGAAGGTATAGTAGCTTTACTATCTTCAGGAGCATTTCTAATATCATTCTCACTATAATTGGCAGCCTTTTTTAATATCGCAGCCTTCTCATCAAATAACTTCTGTCCATATTCCGCTAACTTAGCAGGGTTTCTTGTGTCTACATCAGCAGGTATTGTTGCTGGGTCAGCCTCCCAAATTAACTGTTGTAATATTGCAGGATCTTTACGCTTATCATCAAGGAAGGCTTGTGCTGCTACTGGATCTAAGCTGAACATCTTGTCAATCCCTAATAACCCATCCCCTATTGATCGTGGCTTTCCTGTAGTTTGGTTAAATGCTCCTTTTGTACTTAAATAAGTTCCCCACTCTTTGTTAAAGTCTCCTTTTGGTGCAGGGTTAAATACGACAAAGCCATTCTCGCCTACATCAACTCCTTTTAGCCCTCTTGTGGCATTGACGTATTCTGTTATATCAGTTAAATCGCCAGGATTAGCATTTAATCTTTTTCTGAATTCAGGATCTATGTTAAACTTAATAGGGTCTTGCGCTTCATAATCAAAAAATACTTTGGATTGGTCTTGATATGTTTTAAGCCTCTCTCTGTAATCCATTAATAATGGGTACATCGATGTTTGCCAATTAGGACTTCCTGTCTTGCTAAGATCTACAATCTTTTGAAATGTGTCCTTTGCGTCGCTTGATACTAACGGAGCTAGTTTCTTATGATATTTAGAAGGGTCAATCTTAAAGTCCTGTGTTGATATTTTATTAAGGTCGGCTGCCTCTTGCCTTGCCTTTAAGGCTGCTGCTTTTTGCGCTGCTGCCCCTTGTGCTACATCATTCTGCGCCTGCATCTCTGCAATACGCAATGCTTGTCTAGGCTCTCCTGAGAGTGCTATTCCTAATCCATAATTTCCTGCTTCTGCCATGTTATCTTAGAAATTTTCGTATGGTCGGAATCTTGTGTCAATACCTTGTAATGAAAAGTCCTCTTCGCTATCCATATTAGGGGTTTGCATATTTACAGTAGGCGTAGGAACATTAAAGCTTTTGTTTGTCTTACCCATCCCTCCAAAGCCTCGTGTTCCGCCTTTTGTTGCTCCGTAGTTCGTGTCAAACATCTTAGCCCCTGCTTCTCCTAATCCCATGGCGTTGGTGTTTTCTGCTTGTGGCGTACCTGCGGTTGTCTTGTTTCCTTTTCCTGCACCACTACCTAACATAGTCATTCCTGTAATAGCATTGTTAATGCCTGTTTGTGCTGCCTGCCCAAAAGACTGTCTTGCTCGCGCGAGGTTGTTAATCTTCACATTCGTATTCATATTAGAAATATTCTGCCCTTCTTTGCGAAGTGAGTCTGACCTTTGAATGTTTCTAGCCTGCATCTCTGCGTCCTTTACTGCAAAGTCTAGTTGCCGTTGTGCGTTGTTGAAGTTAATACCTGCCGTAATTGCGCCTGCCATACTTGGAGCCATGTCAACTGCACGTTGGTAGCCTGTATTGTTTCCTCTTGCTATTCTATTTTGATAAGCTTGCGTTTGTTCGGGCGTAAATCCCATCCCTCTTCTTGCGTCCGCATCTGATATACTACCCTTCATCCCTGCCGTTAACTCATACTGTGGGTTTTCGTTCTTTAGCTTATTAAGCTTGCTAAAACCTACGGCCGACTGAATAACGCCAAGGGCCGTTGTTGCTGCTGCCGTATATGGATTGAATTTAAGTGCTGTGGAAGCTGCTCCTGCTATTCCACCGCCTCCCATCATTGCTTGCAATTGCGATAAAAAGTCATCTCCTTCTAGTGCCATGTCTTTTATTATTAATACTCCAAATTTACAATTATTGTTTGTTAGTTCTATTCAATACCTGAAATTTTACTATCGTATCTTTAACAACCTGCTTTACCCCTTTTTCAAAGGCTATTCTGACCGTTAACCATTTTCCAAAAAGTCCGCTAGTATCAATATCGTTTCTGCCAGTAGGGTTCTGTAATGTAACTGTTGAGTCGTTCTTGATTTCGGATCTCCATGTTTGCTTATCGTCCATCAACTCCCAATCCGCCTCTTGTAAAAAAGACTGCTGCCCATCTGTTCTAAATGTTACTCCATAAGGACGTAATAAGCTTGTAATCTCTATTGCTTGAAATTTCTTTATGTCGTCGGGATAAATATTAACAACTAGTTCAATATATGAATCTACAAATATGCTTACCTCGTCATTATTGTACCACTCGCCGTAATCTCCTTCGTCGTGCTTGTACAACTCTGTTCTATTACTTAGATTTCTGCTTGCTGATATGAAGGTATCTTTATATGGAACCATCATTATTGATTTGTAGGTATGGTAGGTATTAAAAGAATTTACCTTTTCGTTCCATACGATTGTAAACTCACTGTAGTATTCAGGGTTTGTATGTGGCACAATCTCCCAATTAGCATTTGATACGCTTGCATTGGATGGTGTGTTGCCAATATTACCATTTGTTTTAGATATAAATATCTCTCCAGTCTGTTGAAATGTTGAAAAGGTAGTTGGAGTATATGATACAGCCTGCCCAATACTATATGTTGTTGCAGGATTATACTTAGCAACTTGTCGTTGTGCTAAAAAGGTAAATATAGCCTCCGAAAACTTTTGATTCCATACGCCTATAATTCCTCCATTATACAATGGCTGATCGTATAGTATTACCCATTTAGCATTATTTCTGAAGAAGCTAGACATAAAAGCTCTGTCGCTGATAACCTGCGTTCCATCTGCTCCATGTCTAATAAATTTATTGTGCTTTGCGTTAAACCAATAAAGAATTGACTTGCCACCATCTGACACTCCTTTTACAATACCAAAGTAGTTGTAAGTCCCAAATATGGATAAGTCCAGCTCTTGTCGTGCCATCACTCCGCCTGATCCTATTATTACTTCTGCACCATCTTGTGTTGTAAATGCGCCATCAGAATTAAAATAGTGCTTTTTAAACATTCTTGGTTGCCATGAATAAAGCTCTCCATTTGCAGTTTTTATTCCTGATATTCTACCATAAGCATAGTCTAATATCTTAATGTCTATTGGTAAAAACTGTCTGTAAGTATCAGTTTGGCTGCCTAACACTTTCTTGGGAGAATAGGCTATCGTCGTAGGTTCTTCGTTAGTATAGTTTTTATTTACGTCATAAACCGGCTTAGAGTATAAGTTATATATACCTTTTATATTGTACCCTGTATTGTAGCCTAAAGGCTCATCTTCTTTATTTGCCCAAAGCCAAGCTTTAATTCCTGTTACTTGTAAAGTAGCGGATAGTGAAAAAGTCGTATTTGGGTAGTTAAGAATTGATCCATCGCCATAATTATATCGCATGGAAAAGTTTCCTTTGTTTTGTGCAACATATCTTACCCCATGATTAAGTTGTAAACCTTGTTGGTCTGGTTGACCAAAAAAGTTCAAGGGAAATGTTTGAAATGCTGTTTTTTTATAACACACTTGCGTAAAAGTATCTCCCCCATACACATATAGCGATCCTTTTTGGACAATATTGGTTCTATAAATCGATAAATCAATAAAGCTATTAGTAGGTATTATTTTGTTATTTTCGGGGCTACCGTATTGATTAACCGCAGCCCTATAATATAGTGCATTGTAAAAGCCATAGTCGTTTGACATTGCCGTATTTGGCTGACTTATATCGGCACTTAGCCTTAACATTAATCCCGAGTCCCTCCACGAATCATATTCTGAATAAGAAGCTGAGTTTTTTTTCTTAATATTTTTGGTTATTATATCGGCACCGCCATTCATTTTGACAATAGTGTTCTTTGCCATTGAGGCTCCCTCTAAAATATTTTCTTGTACAAAAGGGTTTGCTGCGGTTCTTCCAGAAGTCCACCTATATTTACCACACGAAAAATTGTAATTGGAAGGTAAAGCTAATATGTCGGGATAATCTTGTCCAAAATTTAATATTTTATCATTTGCCCTAGGGGTTATTGATGTTACACCTAATCTAAGGTCCATAGAGTAAAAGGCAACATACCTTCTTTTAGCTGTAAATGTTGAGAAAATTGCTGTTTCTAGTGCAGGGCCTGGATATGTTGGATTTGACATTGAAAGAGTTGCGTAATTGCCCCACGTATTGCCAGCTGCAAATGGATATTCCATTATTGGAGTTATATTTGTATCTGATACTCCATCTCCCCCATGCATGTAGAATGTTGTACTATAACCAGGGAAATTAAAAAGAACACTCAACTCTCCTGTCACGCATGGTATAACATAGCCTGATGCTAATACCGTAGGGTTGTCTACTTCTGCCCTGTAAATATGTATTCTTTTTATTATATCTCTTATTCGAGTTCCGCCAACTTTTGTGTCAATATTAAATCCGTAGAATTCCACTCTTGGAATTCTCAGGTAAACGTCTGATCCTACCAATTCTGATAGGTTATAGTTTGGCAATGCCAACCCTCTCCTTGCCCTTGTATCGCAGTCAAAGCGGATATCATCAATAAAAAAACCTTGCGACATTGAACCATTATTAAACTCCACTACCCCAAAAAAACGATAAGTCTCATACAACATGTAACCAACTTTACTATTTACATTTTGTTCTAGTTGGTACTCCGCAATTTTAAACTGTTCATTATTTAGTCCATTGTTGTTTAAGGTATCAACCGATAAAATTTTATCATACGATAAGTCGTGCTGAAACGTAGCAAAGAACTCAGTAAAATCATAGTTGGCTGCCGTAGTAAGATCAGCAATTATTAACCTATTGTCTAAAGAATCAATGTACCCTGCTGTAATATACCCTGCTGTAATTTTATTTAATGTGCCTATGTCAATCTCTGTTTCTGATACGGCCTCATTACCTGTATGCTGAACAATAATGTTAGCGTCCTCGTTTAATGCTATTCTTGGTAAAATACTTGCTGCATTGGACACGCCTTTGCCTCCATATATTACATAGGCTACCTCAACATATTTGAATATAGGGATTATATTTTCAATGTTTAGCTCTACAATCTTTGATGTTTCTTTATCGGCCTCTGATCCAAATAAAGTTCTTGCCTGGTCCGCATTATTTGGATCTGTATATACAGCTTCGTATATATTAATTGGGTTACATGGCGCTATCCAGTCTGTCGTAGATAAGGCATCTGTTAAAAATCGATGGAAGTAGATTATATTGCCTGTCTTAACCTTACCTCCTTGCTGAATTACTCTATTTAATGTTAGTCTTGATGATGCTGTGCTAAGTATTAATAGCGTCTCTTTAGATAGCGTTTCATACTGATAATAGCCTTCATCATTTAATAATTTAATTGCTCCATTATTTACGTATGCCCCTTTGTAGTAAAAAACTCGCATAGGGTTAAATCCATCTGTAAAATAAAAAGACTTGTAGACGTAGTTGTCCTCTCCATGGATTTTAATTTGCTTTGGCGCTATAAAGTTTAGCTGCTTACTTGTTAATAGCGCAGTATAATCATAAACTTCTGTGTTGATATTATAAGTCAACACGCCAATTTCTCCTAGCCCTTTTGGGTGTAATGTAATGACAGAGTTTGGGCTTGCGACAAAGGCTCCTGATGCTGCTCCTCTTGATTGGACTAGTTGTAGTTGAGTGGTAGATGTTGGAATGGCAATAAAGGTTCCGTTGGCGGCCGTATTTCCTAATACCCCCTCCACTATTATTTCTTGCGCAAAAGAAATCGTATGTGCGACATTAGTAGTAATAACTATTGGGTTTGCGTTTGTTGCTCCAGTAATCACAACTGAAGGTATTGGTGTTGGTAGGTTGTCTTGCGTTGTACTCCACAAAAAAATATCTTCGCCTAATTCATACCCGCTCATAGGTCGTAAAAAACCTGCTATCCCCAAGTCAACAGCCTCTTGATAAACGTTAATTTCTAAAATTGCTTGTTCATCGTTGCTTGTTGGAGGAATTATGTATATCTGATATTCTGCATACTGATATCCGGGAGATACAGATACAGAATAACTTCTCTCTGTACTTGATATTGGAGTTATACCGTCTGAAAAGGTCCATGCTGCTGTTGCTAACGCTGCCTGTACTGCCGTTTGCAGGTTTGTTGCACTTGTTGCTATACTTGCCTGATTAACAACAAATGTTTGAAAGTCTATTAAGTTAGCGTAATTGTCATATAGCTCTACCCTCCACGTTTCTGTTCGCGCAGGATCCATCTTTGAGATGTCTATATTTACTCGATAGCCTTTTTGCGATGGCAACACTTCAGGAAACGAAAATATCAGCTTGTTTCCCTTGATGTTCTGTACGCTAAAAGTAGATTGTCCTTCGTCAGTTAATTGGCGAATGTTTTCTGCTGATATGTACTTTCCGTTATTAACTTTAAGTATTTCTGAATCGCTGTCCATTCCTCCCAATGGATTTAGGCGTACTGACTGAGATCTCATTATGGCATACCGGGTGCTACGTACTCATCAATAAAAAAGCTATGTATTATCTTTTGAATTTGGAATTTGTTATTTTCCCAATGGCGTTCTTGGTCCTTTCCTTTTAAGAATTTCTTTTGTGCAGTCCATGTAGCACGTCTAGTACCTACAAATGATGGCGTATATTTATCAGGAAACAACTCTGCAAACTCTGCTGCTGCATAGTTGCGTATCGCTCTTTCATAATCAGAATAGATGATAAACTTACCATCTTCATCTACATTTGTTCCGCTAAAGGCTATTTGAGCTTGTGAATATACGTCTGCTACGGTAGACTGAAATACAATATATCCATCTTTAATATCAAAAAAACCTTTATAATCTAGGTTGTTGTGTATAGATGTGGTATCTACTTGACAATCAAGCATCCACTTATAATTCAAATATACCAAGTCTTCAAACAAATAATCGTGTCCTTTTATCATTTGTGCATTATTGCCCTCTTGTTCTGATTGGCCTGCTGTCTCTTTGATAAAACGTAATCCTATTAGTTTGTTAAATCCGTTTGGTAGCTTAATAAGATTTCCATTGGTAATGTCTTTCACGCATGATCGAGGAATTACCATCCTTAGATTGTTAATTTGTCCTACTGCTTCATTAAGTAGCGTTTCTAACAAAGCATCATGCTCCGTAGTTCCACTAATAAGCAGCGTTCTCTTGGTAAAAGCAAGAACCTGATCGTATGTGATAGTATCGTATATTCCTTGTGACATTACTTAATTACAATTTGCTGTTTAAGTCTTGATAGTTGTACTTGAAAGTCTTGAATTCTGTCTTCTGGTGTTCCTGCCATGTAATCTAAAGATAACTTTCTTGCGATTTCCTTCATTCGAGCCATTACAGAATCGTCAACCGGGTATCTGTCAACGTCTACATTAAAACCTGGCACTTGCGTTGGTTGCGAAAATGCAGCATTAATTAATAATTGATTTATAGCATCGTTGCCATGAACTTCAAAGTTGCCGTTAGCGTCTGTTAATACATATACCCTTTCTGAGCTAGGCTTCATTATAGGGTGCATATATTGTTCGCTTAACTCTTGTCTTGATCTTACTGCCCTGTATGGACTTAGTCCGTCTGTTCCTCCAACATAGCCGACTCCATTTATTAATTCATTAATCATTAATATTTGTGGAACATCAAATCTTACTGCGCAATATGTTTGTTTTATTGGATCTACAACTTGAATACTATCATCTTTGTTAGAAACGTATTCTTGCATCAGCGAATAATGAAGGCTAAAGGTTCTACCCTTGCTATTAAAAAGCTCGGATATAGCTACTGCGCGAAACAAGTCTAATAAATAAAGCATGTAGTCAGGCTCATATTTATTACCTATATCTGTTACACCTCCGCTTACCGACCTTACTAAGTCTTCGGCTCTTGACATTGCTGAATCGTAGCCCATTATTTTCTTTTAATAGTAACTGTACTTTTTGTCTTCTTCTGCGCTCCTCCTGAAAATGGACTTGGAGTAATATCTCTAGTCTTTCTTTTATACTTAACCTCAGCTCCACCCTTTTTTACTTTAACCACATTTGTAGTAACTCTACTTAAAGAATCTTGTACTGGATAAGGAGAGTTTTTTGAGGTTGGTATTTCTGTTAAAGTTTGCACTTTACTTTTTCTCTTACCTTGTCTCTGCTTTAAAATAGTAGTTTTCGGATCTTGTCCCATGATTTTAAGTTTTAAAAAGTTATCTTATTCTTTTTCTTTTTGGTTTTTTACAATCTCCTGTTAATGCGCATCCTGCACCATTACCAATGCTATCTGTTTTTTTACCTTTTGATGTTCCTGTTACAGACTTTCCTCCGCCTCCTGTGCCACCCATACCAACAGGCGATTTTCCTGCTTTTCTTTTTCCATAGATAGGTGTTTCTTCATATAGCTTTCTTTTACCTACTGTAGCTACTTTTGTCTGTTTTGTATCTTGAAAGTTGCCGTTAGCATCCATCCTTTTTACAGTTTTAGTAGTTCCCATGTTATTTTGTTCTGCTTTTTACTTTACCTGTAACTCTGTTAATTTTTACTACGCTCTTTGTTTTATTTTGAGATAGTCCTTCGCTGTTTGGCGAAAAATCTTCTGATTTTCGTTTATACTTAATTATATTTCCGTCTTTTTTTGTTTTAACAACATTTTTAACGTATCTTGATGTAGCATTTTCAGGAATGTTTTCCCATCCAGAACCTCTTTTTGGAGGTATTTCTGTTTGCGTTTTCACCATACTTTTGTTTTTACTATTCCTTTGCTTTTTAATAGTAGTTTTTGGATCTTGTCCCATGATTTTTAGTTTTTTAAATTATTAGTTATAATCTTATACAATTTTAGTTTCTCTAACAATATTGTTTAATAATATTCTAAAAAAAATCTGAATTTAAACCCTGTTAAATTTACTCTTGGCTGAATCTGAAAGTTTATATAGCCAGTCAACCATGAATCAACAATTGGTATTGTTGGGTATGATATTAAAAATGGGTTAGGGATTGGTCCGTTATAGAAATCTCCTAAACGAGAATCTATTCCGCCTCCAATAGATGTGCCTCCTCCAAAAAATGTTAACTCCCCAAAGCAAGTTCCTGGGTCGCCTACATTTGTTGTAAGTTGATTTTGTGCAAGTGTCGCTCCTGTAACCGCTTGGTTGCAGTAACCATAAAGACCTGCATTACCTGGAGTTGAAGGGTTGCCATAATTACCGCCTCCTGATGGTCCGTTAGTTACAAAATTTCCGTTAGCAGGATCATAATAATTGAACCCTGCACCTGAACTTAATCCAAATGTAACATTTTGATTAGTTGCACTCATATTAGTATAAACCTTTACTTTTGAAATAGCATTCCATCCAATTGCAGGCTTAAATGCAGCAGCAGCAGTTGGAGATGTGCCTCCAAAAAAGATAGGAGGTTGGTTTTTGCCATTAAAAGCCCATCCTGTTGTTCCGTAAAATCCTAGATTTTCAATCTTTGTTGTTGTGTCTATTGCACTAATTACGGCATTTGTGCCTAATGTAATATTAGATGTTACATCTCCGCTATCGTATTGTGCCGTTGCAGGAGGATTCCATGTCCACGCCCCTGGCAAAGGGTTTTCTATACAGATAAATTCATATAGCTTTCCATCTGGAGGTATTTGTGCAGGAGCATTAACTGACGACATGTTTATTTGCCCTCCTGGATTTGATGGGTACAATGCAAGTGTTGTTGTTCCTCTATTAACAATCTTTACGGTTTTCCCTGTTATTGGTTGCGGTAAAATGGCAGCGTAATTTGTAGAATTTACTGTTGTAAATACGTTTACGCCATATCTTGTAATTGCCGTTGTAGCTGATGTGGTTCCTTGTGCCGATAAATTAACAAACGTTGTAGTATAATCTCCACTTAAAGCCTCAATCTCTTGACAAAGCATATTTAGGTCTGAATTTGTAATATGCGCTCCTGCATTACTTCGCATTCTTTCGCTTAACGTCTTTTGTGTTTGTGGTAAAGAATTCATTTTTTTAATGATTAAGGGTTATCAATTATAATTGACTCTTGTATTTTAAAACTTTCGGGATCTTTTACGTACCCTGCCCAAAATAGGGCTGCGTCATCTGTAATTTTATCTATCATCTTGTCATTCAAAAATAAGCTATAATCATATACGCTATTTGACGTATCGATATCTTTTGGCATCTTTCTAATGTAATACGCTTCCGCACTTGTACACGCTACCGTTGATGGCTCAATATAGATAAAATTGTTTGATAATTCCGCCTTTGGAAATCTTGTCGTAGCCTTCCCAAAAGCATTGCCAAGTTCAGCTATCCTGCTTATTCCTGTAATGAAATTTACTGCTCCTACCGATGAAAAGTTACACTTTAAGTTTAATAGTCTATAATAGTCTCCTAAAAATTTTGGAGAGGACATCTCTAAAGAGTTGGCAATATACGTTCCTGCTACTGCTCCTGTATTGACAAATGTTAAAGAGTTTGTAGTCTTAATAGTTATTGTTCCTGTGGCGTTAAGCCCTGTAAGCCCTGATAAGGCAATATTGCTTAGTGTAATTGTATCAGCAACATTTAAGTTATGCTCTTCGTTCTCTACTGTTAGCGTAACGTTTAGTCCTGCAATACTAACTGCCTTGATAGACATGTTTTTTACTGGAACTTTGTTGTTATTAATGTTTATAGGCTTTTTATAAACTACTAATGGCTGTATTTCATCCGCTATTTTTTGGTTCTGCCGATACAAAGAAACCTTGTCGTCAATAAGCTTTGTGACAACAATATTTAATAGTCTATTTAATTTAGGCGTATCAATGTAGCCTGTGTAGGATCTGTCAATCTTAAGCTTAAAGATTCGTAGTATTTCGTCTCCTGTTAACATCTCGCTTGTTTGTTCAAAGATATAAATAAAAAGTAAAATGCAGGAACTAAGTCCTGCAAATTACCAAGCACGAACGGATCACCAAACCCGAATATGCCAATACACTCTTACTTACTATGCAGGAATTTTGGCGAATCCTGATATATCAAACTTTATCCCTTGCTTTTCAAGGCTTTCTTCGGCTGTTGTTATTAGATCCGACATCTTATCAAGCAGTAGCGCCTTTTCTTCTTTAGCTTTTGGCGTTCTTTTTGTCTTTTCGTATTGTGCTACTAGCGCTTCGTGTTGCTCTACGGTCCAAACATTGTCAGCAGGAGGCTCTGTATTTCCTGTTCTTATCGCAGGAGGAGTCTTGCCCTTTTCTAGTTTTTTTGCAGCATCCGCAAACGTGCCTAGTGATGGCTGACTATCTAAGTCTTCCGGTTCAGAATACAAATCTTTCATCTCAACAACTTTCTTTACTTGGTTCTCGTATTTACTTTTGTTGGTCTGCATGTACGCAATAACGCCCTCTTCTGAGTTAGCAATGGTCTCTCCATCAAGCAAATAGATAGTACTTGACTCGCTAGCCTTTCTAACAATAATGCCAAGTATAATTGCTTTTTTGCAAATTGTCTCAATGCGAGTAGCTTCATTTAAGTTGTCTTTTCCAAACTTATTTAAGAAGTCTACACATTTATCAATGATAGGGCTTGCAGCAAGGTCTTGAAATATTAATCGTCCCGAAATAGGATGTATTAAATCAAGGTACAGCTCTCTTTTTGTAAGCTTGGTAGGGTTTCCTCCAAATGAATAGCAAACGTCTTTCTGTTCTTCCCACGACATAGAGTTGATGATGTTGACCATGCGGTTAACTTCTTTTACCCTGTCGTACATATCTTCATTTACCGACAACTGATCGACAAGTGAAAATGTTTCTGATCTAAGGTTAGGGTTATCATACCCCTCCACCTTGACAAGTGTATGTCGCATAAGGAAGGTTCTTAATATCGATCCTTCATGTTCAGGGTTTGATTGATCCCATTGGAATCTATGCCCTGCTTTTTGCTTGTGTGGAAGAAATAAGTTCCACATGTGTTCTCCTGGCAAAAGCTCTCCTTTTCTAATCTTAAAGCTTGTCGTTAAAAAAACAGCTTGCCTTTCTTTAAGGTCAAAGTATCTACCCGGAACGGTAGCGTCACTTTCGTTGATTGGCTTAATAATACAATCTTGTAGTTTCATGGTTATTGGTGTTTTTGTTTGTTGTGCTTAATTAAAAAAAGGAAGGGGGATATTATCCCCCATCCCTTTTCACTCTTTTTAGTTACCGCTAAATCCTTCTTGATTTGGAGCTGTACCTGCATTGTCAAGACCTGCAATGTAGTTGTTAACACGAGTGTACAACGCTGCTGCGTCGCCATCTCCATTGTTAATAAACCAAATGTATTTTCTTGTCTCTGCTGATGCTTCTTTTCCAAACATCTCTCCTCCAATGTGTCTTGATACAAACTCATACTTTGAGTACGTATTTCCAACTGTTGGCGTTCCGCCTTGCGCAACAACGTCAGCGAAGTCGCCGATAGCATTTACCCCTGCAGTTGTTGTAGCAGCTACACCATTGCTGATTGCTACTATCTTAAACTTCGGATATCCTGCTTGCGCTGTTAACGTTATTACCCCTGCTGCTGAAGTTGGGGTAATTTTAAAGCCAAATGCTGTTGCTTTTTTGATGAAAGCTGCCTGCACTAGAGCATCTGTTGATAATCCAGGGTTAGTGGAATCTACAGATATTGTAGCTTGTAAGTTTTCATCATCCACACGTTGCATGATATTAAAAGAAAAAACTTTATTTACCGCAAACGTGTAGGTAAATGTAGATACCTGTAACGTCTCCGCTACTGGCGCTACACGCGCAATTACCGGACGGTCAAGCAATAGATAATCTAAAGCTACTTTTAATCCAGCGTCATTTCCTGTGAAGGTAAGAATACCTCCCGCTAATGTGATGTCGGCTGCTGATGCCGCAACACTATTAAGAACATAAGTTTTTTGTTCCATTATTATTTTCCTCCTATTTTTTTAGATTTTAAATTGATTAGTCGATTAATTCAATTAAACCTAACTTCTTAGGTATAATGTACCAACCAGAATTACGATAAAGCTCAAATTGACAAGCATCCAAATCACTTACCGCTAAAGAGAAATCTCCTGATTTCATTACTTCTGCAGCACGATCATCGTTCATCTCTTCAAGGCTCATCATACCTGGAAGGTATTTCATACGAGTCTCTACTGATCCGAAGTGACGCTTTTGAATTGGAGCAACCATTTCTCCTGTTCCATCTGCTGACTCAATTGGTGTTAAGTCTAGCAATAAACAAGATGTTGACCAACGACGCTTTCCTGTGATGTTACTGATTTCAGGGAAGAACTCAGGATCATCAAACAATGGGTAGCGGTCAAACTCAACCTCCATGCCTGCTGAAGCATACATACGTGTATCAAATCCTTTTACAGATAATCCACCGAAAGTGTTTTGATTACCGGCGTATGTGATAGCATCACGATTAAGGTCTTGTAAGTCAGACATAAACTGCTGGCCCATTAACGCTACAATTCTACGACCATTGTTGGTAGTCTTTTGCATCATGCTGTTTAAGAAGTCATGCCACTCGTCACGAGTGATTTTTCCTGTTAACGGCAAGTAAGTACCACCATTGTTGATAATGTTCCAACGTAATGCTCCAGTTGTGTAGGTCTCTTGTGGAGTTCCTGCATTTAAGATACGTCTTTCAGAGAATAATGATCTCTTCTCTTCGTTCTTTGCAAAACGTTGAAGCGTCATTGTCTGATGCGAAGTGTACCAATATTTACCTTTATACTTAGGATAAGTCTTAATTCCATCAGCAATATACATGTGATTGCTTTCACGAGAAACACCTGTATAGTTGAAGTCAGAATCCGGAGTTACCGTAAGGCTTGACTTACCTCTACTTCCTCTGTTTGGAGAAGCATCATACAATACCTTAGCATAAGAGCCATTAGTAAAGTGTAATGATGTGTTCCAAGTTGTTGTAGATGGCGATAATTCAAACTGCGTAGAACTCAACACGCGCTCAATCTTACCTTGAACCATGTTTGTATCTGCGATAATATCTCTCTCACGAAAGTTATTGTTTGGTTGCGCCAAAGTAACGATTATGTTACCTGATGCTGCACCGGAAGTTGTAGCTGCTGCTCCAATAGCCTGTGTAATTTCTAAGCTACCAAGTTTGTACATTTCAAACTTTTGTTGGTAAACTCTTTTTGAACCGCCTGCCTTCTTGTTCATAAGGTCGGTTAATTGTTGGATTTTATTATATCCAAGGTCAGATCCCCAAACGACATCGCTGCGCTCCGGATCATTTAGCATCTTCAACACAAGGTTGTCGGCTAAGGATAGATTACTTACTGCACCCATTTTTTTTAGTTTTTAGTTGGTTAATTTTATAGATTAACCTAATCGCTCGTTGGCAAAGTCTGACGATGCTCTTCTGTACTCCTCGTCGTCTTGCGATCTTGAAGCCATTGAATTGTTTCGTGGTATTGTGTCTGCGCTAGGTCTAATCACTGATTCGAGAACTTCCTCTCTTCCGGCATTTAGTTTTTGGCTAGCATTAACGTTGATAACGTCTTTTGCATACATCTTCCAAAAATGGTAGTCCCAAGATTCTTTAACCTTGTAACCTTCTCGGGTGTCATAATAGGCAAAGTCTTTTACCACTTTGTCTTTGATCTTCGCATTCATTTCTGGCGTAATAACCAATCCATTGTACGATTTCCCCTCCACTTTTTTTAAGAAGCTCCCAAGCTCTACATGTCCTTTTTGTTGGTGTTCTCTTTTAATTTCTTCTGTTTTTCTTATGTCTAATCCAAGTTGCTTTACTCGTTCTACACGAACGCTGTCTGCTGCTTGTAAGATTTGCTTTTTAGTCTTTGCACGAAGGTTGTCGGGCATCATCAAATAGTCATTAAGTGCCATTTCTGCCTCGTCGTCGTCTGTGATACCATCAATATTCCTTACTGCAAATGAAAATATATCTTCCTCTGATAGTTTTGATAGGTCGTCGCCAGTTACACTTTCTACAAACTCTGAAAATGATGTTCCTCCTGCCTTTTTCCATTCTATATAAGACTGTACGAATGGATCTGTTTCTATAAATGGCTGAAACTCTTCCCAAGCTTTAATTTTTGCCTCTCTTTCCGCAGTCTTTTTCTTGGCCTCTACTTCTTCGGGTGTTAGGTTGTGGCTGTCAATAGAAATGTCGATTCCATTTTCTAAATCATCTAAAGAGTCGAAGTTTTGTGGGTTGTACTGTTGTGTCTCAAATTCTGTCTCAATGCCTAACGGCTCATTATTGACATTTTCTAAGTTAAGTACTTCGGCTCTTTGAGGCTGTATTGGCATGTCCTTTTTAACAGGACCTTCTTCGGTAATGTTAAAAGGAGCTTGCTGTTGTCGTTCAGTTGCAGGACTATTGTCTCCTTGTATTAGAGACTCTCCATAGTTATCAAGAACGTCTGTGATATCGCCTTCTACTCCAGGGGATAATTGTTTGTTAATTTTAATGTTCATGGTTGGTGGTGTTCGTTATGTCCTCAAATCTATAAACGATTGAGGTGTGCGTACTTATGTTTTTAATAAATATTTTGTATATTATTCGTATAGTTAATTAACAAGTTCGGGATTTTGCTTTATAGCCTCTTTAGTAATGTCTCCCTGTATTTTATCTTGTGTATTTGCCCTGCTTGTTTCTGATTGTAACTGAGCTTGTTCTGCTTGCGCTGATTGTGCTCGCTCGTTCTGAATTTGCGCCAACATATCATTATATACCTTTTGCTGCGCCATCTCTCGTTTTTTTCGTTTAAGGCTGTATTCCAAGTTGTTAATCATCTCTGTCCACGTTCTAGCTCTTTCTAACTCTAATATATCAAGTGGATCTATTCCCCATTCAGGGTTTTGACTAAAGGCTTGTGCGTATGCTCGTATTCTTCCTTTTGCGCTTTCGTCGATTACGTCTTGCACCTTAAACCATACACTTACCTCTTCTAATCTTAGCTCTCTTGTGATATGAACGTATTTATATCCTATATCTCCTATTTTAAGTCGTGCATGGTAGTCGTCATTACTTGCTGTCATCGCATACTTGGCCACATTTACGCTATATTGCATTAAATAATTTACCCATTCTATAAATCCATAGTATAGCGTTGCTGTGCCAAGGGCTGATTGTGCTAATGTTCTGTCTTGCACCCCTGCGCCTACATATCCACTTTGTGTTCCTTGTGCTATCTTAGGAATGTTAGATATTTCTTCCATGTTACGCTCCTCTTCTCGGATGAGGTCAATATAATAGCGCATGTTAGGATCTCCCGACATGTCGATAGGCATGATTGCACCTTGAAATGGAGAAGCCTCTCCTGGCTCGCCTGATTCTGCATTGATTACTGAAACGCCATCTCTTTTTAAATCAGCAACTACCTTGTCGTTTTCTCTAATTCCAAAAATAGATCCGTTAATTACAATTCCTTTGCCTCCAAGCTTTGCTGCGTTGTCTGTTAGCTTTCTTCTGAAGGCGTCTATTCTATCTTGGTGTTTTTTTAACTTGTCAGTTACACTTCTGTTTTCGCCAAGGTTCATATTTGGCATGAATATCTTTAGTGGGCAGTCGCTTTCATCAAAACAGCCGACGCTTCCAACTCTATTTGGCACTTCGCCTGCATCACGTAAGAACATATTGCCAATAAGCACCCCTTGTCTCCATCCTTGGTAGGTGTAAGAGCTTGTCTTAGTTTGATAGTCTTGCTTTTTAATGTGAGGGTTGCCGTATCTATCGTATCTTTTTTTGTAGTTGGCATCTTCTGTACACTTAAAGTACATCTTGACAACGGCAATTTCCATATCTCCTCCCTTGTGTCTGTTCCACCAGTTAAAGTTGGAGTGGCTTGAGTTAAACGAGGTATATGTGATCTCGCCTTGGTCGCTTAACGTGTCTCCATTAGCAAGTTTTTTAATGGTCTCCTTGTCGGCTACTGAAAAGTCGTCCCATCGGCTAAAAATTTCTACCGGAGTCATGTATGTTACATATCCTGCAAACCTTGCCTTTCTGTTAAAGTCATCATCTACGCTAGTATCTGTAATTAGCTGCCATGCAGGAATTTGATTAAGTTTCATCTTTCCCTTTTCTGCGATAGCCTCTATTCCTGCTCTTCCTGCCACTAAAACGTGTGTTGCTGCACGTAAGAAAAGTTGTTTGTAATGGTTGTTGTATAAAATATCGTCCGCGATATACTTTGATGTTATCTGCATCTTAGCTGAAAATGAACGATCCATCCATCGATAAACGTCTTCTGATATTTCAGGCTTAAAGTCTGGTCCTGCAGGCATGAAGTCTACGCCTTCTTGTGCTAACTGTGATAATTCAGGCTTTAACAGATAAGATAGCATAACCTTGTCAAACATGTTGGTCTCTCTTGTTTTGGCATCCTGCGAAATAGATATGGCCTCCAACTCCATGTTGTTAATCATCTCTTGGAACTTACCACGCATCCATTCGACAATCTGTGAAACCTTTCCTCCGGGCACAATACCTAGACTATCTTGCTTTCTAGTAACGCCATCGGTTGCCATATAAGCATAGTCTTTATTGCTTTGTCTTGCATACATATAAGAGAAGTTCTCTTTTATCTGTTCAAGATCGGTCATGTAATAAGGAGTCTCGTCGGACTCAAAAGATTGCAGCCTTGGATTGTAAAACTTGCTAAAGTGTCTAATAGCTTTTTTATAAAAATTATCGTCCCTTTGTGATGGTGGCCCTGTAAGATCCGGCATTGAGCAGTCGAACAAGTCTGGCATTAAGGTACTATTAGAGTCCATGGTATGTGTTTTACAATTGTTTACAAATCTATGAAATTAACACAAAACTATTTTATCTTTGCAATACACCAAACTAATTATCAACACAAAATGGCTATTGAATCAATGTTTACTCCACAAGAAATGGAGGATATTAGTCTTGTTTGCGAAGAAAATCCGACCATACAAAAGCTTTTGTCAATTACCGAAGGTCTTATGCTAGAGGCTAAAATAGACGCTTCTTCCCATTTAAAAAATCAAATTACCAAGGCTGCAATAGCTGTTGGAAACGACATTAATTTGTTTTTAAGTGGAAATGCTGACTGCACACTTCTTTTGAATAACAAGAAAGATGACGTTATCTTTGGCAGGTTTATAACTCTTATTGAAAAATCGCCTAAACTGTTTGAAATGTTGGAAAAATCAAAGAATGTTGTTGCAAAAAGCGACATTCTTGCTTCAGATAACAACATGGAAGGTGCTATGACTAGAAAAATGCCTGAAAGAAACTAATATGAGAGATCTTGATGTATTACGAATAAACATTAAAAAAGAAGCGAATACTCGATTAGAGAATGATAATGCGCTGCAGGCTTTGTTATTAAAGACATCTGCTTCATTGCAAAAGGCTATTACCGATGGTGATTCTACTTCTTCTAGCGACTTAAGTACACACGTTGCCAATTTATCTAATCCCCATTCAGTCACTAAGTTACAAGTTGGCTTGGGAAACGTTGACGATACTAGTGATGTAAATAAAATTGTTTCAACTGCTCAACAGACTGCTTTAAACTTAATACAAGAAGTACAATTTAACAGGATTGGTGGTAGATATCATACGCCAATGTTATTAACAGGGACATTGGTAGCTTTATCTACAACCCTAAACAATATTTATCTAATTCCATTTATTGTCACCAAAACTACAACGATATCAGATATAGCAATTAATGTTGTTGCATTTGCTGCTGGCTCTTTTGGAACATGGGGCATTTATGATAGTAATTCAGCAGGAGAACCTAATGCTTTACTATGTACTAGCGGTTCGGTAAATATAGCTTCTAACGGTTCAAAAAATGTTACTCTTGGAACTCCATTGGTACTAACTAAAGGAATCTATTGGACTGCTTGTTGGGTAAGCGTAACTTGTAGTATTACAGGAAATTTTGCAAATACAGGAGGTGCATTGCTTAATATAATGGGACAAGCAACGGTAACAACAACTCAAACGACTTCATTTATTAAAGGCTCAACCTATGGTGCTGGAACTTTGCCGAATCCGTTTGGTGCTTATACCAACAACAATACTGCTTGTCCAATAGTTTACTTCAAAATATCATAAGATGGGTTATAACGAAACGTGGAAACAGAATGAAGATGGAACATTAGAGTTAGTTTCATCAGTTTACTTTGAGGATGTAATCGTGAACGATGCATTAGAAGGAGAAATACAACTTGTTCTTGGTCGTGCAACGGTAACAAATATCAATGCAGGAAAGAACGTAGTACTTTCACGTAAGCAATCAACGGCAACAGCGATAGGACATTTATACGTTGACATTGACGAGATAGTTGTTGGGGTAAGTTTTACAATTAAAAGTACCAATGCGAGTGATAATGGTATTATAGTATGGAAAATATTATGAAGATAAAATTAATTAAGTCTATTAATATATGATAGAAACTCCTTTCCATATACATAATCACATTAACGAAAGGCCTGCTAAATACGTCAGAGTGTCTAAGCCTACTTTTAATACTGGTGCTGAAAGGCGTAAATATTGGGATATTCAAGAAAAAAGGTGGACCGAGGGTTATGCAGGACTATCGGGCATGCATTACTTTTATATTCAAGAGGGTTGGATTCAAGATAACTATGGATCTCCTATTCGTCCGCATTGGCGAGAGGCTGATGAGATAGTATTTGAGCAGATTAAGTATGGATTTGACAAAAGGTATGATGTGGGGGTTGTTAAACGACGAGAGTTTGGATTAACGTCTATTGGGGCAGGCTGTCTTCCTTTTTACTTTATACAGACTAATCCTGGTTGCCATACAGGGATGACTAGTTGCGACCTTGATCGTATTAGTAAGATGTTTAAAGAGAAGACGCTTCCTTTTTGGGATGGCTTAGATCCTGATATTGCGCTAACTAAGAAATCGTTGTCGCAAACTAAAAACCATTCTTACCTGCAAGTAATACAGAATATAGTCACTAAAGATGGGGACGAAAAGGCTGTGTTTCCTGATATTTTCTGTACCGAGACTGTAAAAAATCCTAGTTCTTTCTCAGTAGCAAGGATGCTGTATGTGTTTCTTGATGAGTTTCCTTTGCATACTAATAGAGTTGCCTTACTTGATTCTTTATATCCTACTTTAGAGAAAGGTATGTTGAGGGTTGGTAATCTTTTGTGGGGAGGAACGGTAGAAAAGGACATTCCGCAAGCTAGTCTAAATGCACTTCGTGATATTATCAAGGTAGGGGAAGATGCAAGTAGGACCGTAGTAATTATGGTTCCTGCATGGATGGCGATGACACAATATGAAAACGAAGAAGGTCAGATAACGCAGATCCCCGGTACACAAAACGGATGGAACAATGAGAAGTTTGCTACCGAGGTTATATTACGTGAAAGAGACTTATTAGAAAAGCTAGAGGACAAAAGTAGGTTAGAGGCTCGTATCAAGAACTACCCATTGACCATTGAAGAGGTAGTTTCTTCTTCCGGTAAAGGCAAGTTGCCTGAAAACATCATGAAAAAGGTGGAGGTACGTTCTCGTGAGATATTTAACAGGGCTGAAAGTGTCTTGCCATGCTTTACTTATGACTTAGAGTATGGTATGCATGGCGACATTGTGGCTACGCCTAACAATAAGGGTAATTTTTTTATTACCCAACTTCCAAAAGGGGGACTAAAAGGACAATTGACTTATCCGTACATAGCAGGTAATGATCCAATACCTTATGGAGATGCCGATATTGACGAAGGTTCTAGTGATTGCCTTGTCATCAAAAATAGGGTGGAGCAAAAGTATGTAGCCATCTATCTTGATCGAACAATGGATGCTGACTTTGCCTATCAACAAAAAACGATGTTACAAAACTTTTATTTTGGCGCACCAAGTATGCTTGAGATGAACAGAGGAGAGGTAGCCTTTACTAAATACAAAGATGCAGGAGCTTTGCACCTACTTGCCAAAAAACCGATTAACCTTGGAATTAAATATGAGACTTCTAGGAAATATGGTTGGTACAAAAACAAAACTGGTGCTAGGGCTAATGATATTTTCTTTAAGTTCTTATTAAGTCATGTAGATCGGCAGGACTTTGAGCTAATTATGCGTGATTTAGAGAACTTTTTGCAGTTAAATACCGACGTTGCAGATGCTATGATTGGTTGTGAGCTTTATGAGGAAGACTTACGCAGAGCAAGAGAAAAAGTAACAGAGTCGCAACAAGTATTGACTACCAGGGTTTTAAAAAGAGGACGTGATGGAAGGGTTTATTATGAAGATGTGGAAATTAATGTTCGGACATAAATTTTATTAACAATTATTTGGATGGTTGTCATTTTTAATTATGTTTGCCAAGCAGACTAATCAACTGCTTAAAATGTAGTAAAGAAATTAAGAGCCTTGAAAGGCAGAGCGAAACGAACTACACGTTTCTAGGGACTGATAATCCTAACTCTGTTTTTCAAGGCTTTGTTATTAAATGTATTATGGCTAAAAATTTACCTTATTTTAAATTTTATTCAGCAGAATGGCTTACAGGCGATATTGTTTATGAAGATTTGGAAACCCAAGGGTTATTTATAAATATATGCGCTACGTATTGGCATCGTCAAGGCGCTTTGACTATTGATGATATAAAGAAACGATATAAAAGCGAACGGTTAGCGAATTTAACCGAACGGTTTATTTTGGTAAACGACGATGGTTTAATTAGAATTAAATTTTTAGACGAGCAACTTGAAGAAAGGGATAAACTTAGTAAGACAAATGCAGATAATGGCAAATTAGGGGGAAGGCCAAAGTCTAAACATATTGATATTCAGCGACAAAAACCGACCGCTTTACTTTCGGTTAGCGAAATGAAAGCGAATGAAAGCAATATAGAAGAGAAGAGAAGAGAAGAGAAGAGAGGAGAAGAAGAAGAGAGTACGCCAACGTCGAAACTTATTAATACTTTAATAGATTCTAAAAACTGTAATGAAGTTTTAAAAAAACTGAAGAACGATGAAACATTTATTGATGTATTAGCAAAAAACAACTACAAAGAAAATAGGGATATTTATATTTTACTTGACAAATTTGTTTTTGATAATTCGGGCATGCATAAAACTTGGGCAAACGAAACAGACATGCGCCAACATTTTAGAGCATGGCTACCAATGCATCTGTTAAAAAATAAACCTGCAACATCAGAACCAAAAAGAAGAGTCTATGAATAATCAACTAAATTCCGAGGAGGTAGAAACAGTATTAATAGGACATCTATTATCTTCAAGAACATTGTTTAACAAGGCTTTAGGCGCTATTGATGACAATATTTTTACTAGTCCATTGTCCAAGGCTATATGGAGCATCTGCAAGAAATTTGAGGATATTACTTCTGTTCCGGAGGCTATTTATCTATCTATTGAGTTAAAAAAGAAAGGATTTAACGTAAATTCTGCTACTATCAATAAGTTTAAGATAGTGGCGCAAACTACTGGAAGCTTTGAGCATCAATATGATGCATTGGTGGAGCTTTACAGACACCGAGAATTAGGCAGGATAGCAAGTATGATCTCTGAAAACTCAATGGATTTAACGGCAGACAGCAGAGGAGCTTGTTCAATGGCGATAACGCAGCTAGAACGCATCAACACAATTGGGGCTTCTATTACTACAAAGGAACATGAGATCCATTCTACCATTAGTGAAGTTTTTGCTGCTGCAGATGGCAAGTCGACAAATGCAATTCCATTAGGGTTAGTAAACTTAGACAAGCACCTGAACGGAGGATATGAGAAGGGTACATTAAACATTATTGGCGCACGTAGTGGACAAGGAAAGACAGCTTTTGCTATGTGGGTAGCTGCTACTCTTCAAAAGAGAGGAACTAAATGTGGGTTTGTTTCAATGGAGATGACTAGGGCTCAAATGAATAGAAGAGAATTATCGATAGAGACTGACATTCATTATCAGCGTCTTAAAAGCGGACATATCAACGATAAGGAAAGGGATTTGCTTGTTAATGCAGCCTATAAGATAGAGAACAATAGTTTTGTGAGGGAATATACAGGAGCAATTGACTTATTTAGGCTTCGAGGGGTATTGTCAAAGATGCGTTTTGAGTCTGAATGTGAGTTGGTAGTGATTGATTACCTGCAAATTATGAAGACTGACGAGAGTAAAGGGAGCAAGGCAAATGCGCTAGGCGAGATTGTGAATGAACTTAAAGCATTGGCAGTAAGACTAGACATCTGCATCGTTCTTTTGTGTCAGATAAACAGAGAGTCGGTAAAAACAGACAACAAAGAACCTAAGATTTACCATCTGAAAGATTCGGGGAGTATTGAAGAGGCTGCAGATACGGTAATATTACTGCATCGACCAGAAGTGTACGATAGTGAGGCAAGGGACGAGAATGGAGTATCTTTTAGAAATAGAATTGGGTATCACATTGAGAAAAATAGGGATGGGGACGCTCAGATTGTAGTTTACGGATATTGTAATATGGGAACTAACCAATTTTACAATTCAGATCCAGGTATTAACATGTCTCATGGGTTTACTAAAGACGATATATTTTAACTATGACACCAAACCAATATTGGGAAACTTTATCTCCTCAGTTTACTTTACAAAAGACATCGATTAAGGGTAATCCTGCAAGGTGGTTATTGTACAACTGCATGTTTGATGCTGACCTTTGCCGGAAGATGGTGGAGTTGATTGACAACGAGAAATTTAGCAAATATCCTAAGCTACAATCTATCCATGAGGCTATTGTGGGAACATATAGGCAAGGGGAGGCTGCTGATATGTTGGAGGTAATGAATTACATTCGTACTAACGAATTTGGAGTTACGGCCTATGAGTTAGTGACACTGGCAAATGCTGAAGACGTTTCTGATTGGATTGGAATAAGCGAAAAATTTAATAATGATACTATAGTCAAACTAATTTAATTACTATTATGAAGGAAATAGAAAACTTTGAAGGTTACTTTGTTAATGAGTTGGGAAACATATTTAGCAATAAAAAATCGAGCGGGAATGTTAATGGCGAATTAAGACAACTGAAAATTGGATTAAATCTAGGGGGCTATCCTAAAGTTTATCTTCACATTAAGGGTAAAGGATATACTAAATTAGTTCATAGATTAGTTGCAGAGGCTTTTATCCCTAACCCAGAAAACAAGAAAACAGTTAACCATAAGAACGGAATTAAGACAGATTGTAGAGCAATAAACTTAGAGTGGTCTACACAATCAGAAAATAATCAACATGCTTTTGATACAGGATTAAATGTAGCACCTAAAGGCGAAAGGCATGGCTTATCTAAATTAACAGAGGCACAAGTATTACAAATCAGATCAGATTCAAGAAGTCTTCGTATAATTGCTATTGATTACGGAGTAAGCAATGTACTAATAGGCGACATTAAAAGAAGAGAAATCTGGAAGCATATTTAATATAATCATAACTAATATAATAAAAAAATGAACGAAACTCCAAACTACGATTTCTACAAGAAAGCCTTGTTAGAAGCACCCAACCAAGTGCCTGAATGGTTTCTGCCTACGCTAGAAACTATGGACGAAAAACAATTAATGCCTTCATTACAACGATGGTGGAAAGATTTAAGCAAACCAACAACTGACATGCTAATCAAGACATTAGGCAATCAAAACCCTGACGTACCAAATTGTGATGACATTGAACTTGGGAGCTATCTTTCCGAAAAGGGCTTCATTGATTTTATGAAAAAGCCATCTCTTGCAGGAGTTAAAGAAGAAATTAACGCATGGCAGGCAAAGCTAAAGACAACGGCAGTATATCATCAAAAGATGGGAGGAAGAAACTCTACACGCCAGTTCTTCTATTGGAAGCAGTATTATGCGATTAATTTATGTAAATTAGCAGGAGAGCCATTGCCGAAAATTACAGATGCTTTTTTAGACACATTTGTAGATGACAGACAAGGCTTTCCATTGATTGAGATAGTTAAGGAATTTGAACTAAAACAAGTAGCCCTATAATGGATGAGCTAGATGACAACGAATCACTCCCTATCGTAGAGATGGGGATTGATTATGCCTTTACTTGCATGGCAGCCTTATGTATAGTATTAGACAACAGCAAAACAACAAACGAAGTAGGCTATCAGCGAGCTAAAGCAGCTTATAACCATTTGTTAGAAAAGATAAATGTACACGATTTTGAAATACTTGTTGATGTATTACATAGACAAAGGCTTGAAAAAGAGGCCTTTGAATTGATGAATCCTCCGAACGAAACCGTAAATACCGTAAATACCGTAAATAATATAAATTATTATATAACTCATACATGAAAACAATTATCTACGCAGGCAACAATTGCACCATTCCTCCAATAATAAAAACGGCTAATAAAAACCTGTTGTCATTTACCTTTACCTTGATGGATGGGTGGGACAAGCAACTGGCGTTAGATGACAAAGACTCTTATACCCACAAGGTAGCAGGAATATCGGATTTGTTTGGAAGAAACTCCGTAAGGCTAGGAATCAGAAAGGCTCCGGTAAAAAATATAATCAGCCAAACCCCTGAATTTATGTATAAGCCTATCATGTATATCCATCGCAAGGGCAATACGATCATGTTGCCTATTTACAACTTTATAATTATCCCTGGAGTAGAATACAGGTGCAATATAGGGTTAGACAACGGAATGTATTATTTAGATATATGTCGAGTGTCGATGCCCAATATATGGAACGGATTTAATTCATTAGACTATGTTAGAATTGTTGAAGATCAAGCTACCAAAATTTGGTTGTTTCCTCGATTAGCTGGTCCATGGTTTGAAACGAAAGATGAAGAAGGCCCTTCCTTTGATCTGACAACAGAGATCACGATTATAAAATAGGCATTACCATAAAATCCTTGGTTTTTATATAAAAATCGCTTCATAGTAAAAAAGGGTATTAAATTATTAGAAAATATTAGGAACCTATTTAAAGGTTGTTTATATTTGCAAATAAAACAACTACCTTTATGAAAACAGAAGTATTAATGAAGCGTGAATTATTAGGAACAGTAGTTCACCAACAATCAAAAACGGAATTTTTATCGCTGACTGACTTAGGCAGGGCAGGCAATAAGTGGAGAATGGCTAATGGGCTACAATCCTTTGATACGACTCAATGGCTTAAAAATAAAAATACGCTAGAATTTATAGCAGCCCTAGAAAAGAAACATGGAAAAGCAAAAATTAGTGCTAGGGGTAGAGGTCAACATACATGGGCGCATCCTTTATTGTTTATTGACATGGCGTTAGCAATGAGTCCAGAATTAAAGATTGAGGTTTACGAATGGCTATTTGACCATTTGATTAAGAACAGAAACGATAGTGGAGACACTTACAAGAAGATGGCAGGATCGTTATATGCGCTCCATTCAAACAAAGCAGCCTTTCCATCGTTTATCTCAAAGGTGGCTGATGCAATAAGACTAAAATGCAACGTAGAAGACTGGCAACAAGCTACAGAAGAGCAACTTAGCCAACGTAATCAGATCCACAATGCAATATCCCTTCTTTGCAATGTACTGAGAAATACTAGTGATGCAGTAAGAATAGGAATTGCCGAAGGAGGAAGGATAAAATGAGAGCAGACTATGAAAATGTTACCGACAAGATCTTTGCTAAAGACGAAGCTATCTTAGGACTCTACTTTGCCATCAACTACTCCCCAGTATCAGTAGAAGCTAAACACCAAATCCTACTACAAATACAAGAGCTACAATCCCAAATTAGAATCCTGCAGTTTACAGCAAGAAGAATAGACGCTAAACTACCCCTACCTAAAAAAGTAACCCCTTACCTATGGAATCAACCATCAACACACTTGGACAAGCTATTATCTACATCAGAAAACAACGAAACCTTAAACAATGCGATGTAGCACTAGCAGCAGAAATTACCCAGGCTTACCTATGCAAACTAGAAAAAGATAAGTGTAGATACCTCCAATTGCCCCTATACAACAAAATATGTAAAGCAATGAACGTCCATCCTGCTATACCTTTCCTCCTAACCCTGCATACCAAGGATATTTATAATCACCATAAACAAATGATCGCCGACGCCAAACTTTACCAAGCACAAAGTATTATCACCAAAGAACTCTTCAATATTGAAACACCAATCTAATCCCCAAACCCGAAACTTCCTAGTCGATTTTTGAAAATCTACCCCCTTAATTTACTTGGATTATCACAACCCTAGAGTATCAATGCTTTAGCTTTTCTTACTACCTCAATAATACCCCATTTTTAGCCTAAACACTACCATTGATTATCAACCTCTTACAAAATTAAGTCTCCAAATACCCGAGAAAACACCCCTTTTAGAACCTAAAATAGCATACCGTTATTTTGTACCCCCATAATCCAAGTTTTTTACAATACCCCCCCCCGGCCTAATTATACCCCCATACCCTCTTTTTTTATAGCCTCTTCCTTATAAGGGGCTTAAACAGGTTATCATATTATCAACCTACACCATCACGATAAAATTTACAAAGTCCCCCCGGCATGATTGCACCCGCACTGGCATAAATAAATACGCAAGGGCAGAAAGTCGCTCCAACTAGTTGCAATGTGTTGGGTTGCAGTCCTTTAATCATGCGCCATGTCCGTCTGTTCCTCCAACATAGCCGACTCCATTTATTAATTCATTAATCAT